AGTCTTGCGGCGTTTGCGAGTCTTGCGGCGTTTGCGAGTCTTGCGGCGTTTGCGAGTCTTGCGGCGTTTGCGTGTCTTGCGGCGTTTGCGAGTCTTGCGGCGTTTGCGAGTCTTACGAGTCTTTCTGCGGCGGCGTTTCATTCTTCCTCCAGTATAATCATTGTTTGCAGTTGTATCTGATTCAATATCATTATCAAATTCACTATCAGCGGCACCTTTTAAAATATTACTAATGCCTCCTGTAATGGACGCATTCCCACTATCACCTGCTTGGTCCATTTGCGGTACAGTAACATCGCCTCCTCCTCCAGACATCTGTTTTTGCATTTCACTCATATCTGCATTGCTTTCTTTAGAATTTTGTATAGAACCTTTTATTGCACTGTTTGCAGATGTTTCACTCACTTCTGGTTTAGAAAATTCAATAGGAACTTCTCCCCCCTTTTGTTTTATTATTCTTCTTTTTAATTTCATATATATATTACAAATAAATAAATATTATAACTAAAAATAAATATTATAAATAAAAATAAATATTATAAATAAAAATAATAAATAAAAATAAATATTATAAATAAAAATAAATATAGGAAAATAAATTTAAGAATTATATATGGATTTTAAAATAGATGATCAGACTCGTCTAAATTTTGATAAAATGATGAGAGAAGAAGGTGTTCAAAATAATACACCAAAAATTAGAAAACTAAAACACAGTAAAAAAATACGCGAACAAGTATCAACTATGATGGGAATTAGAAATAAATATCAAAGACTTGATAAAGATTTAATGAATAGNATGATTGACTCTAAATGTGGATGGTTAGTTCAAAATTACTCTAATTTATTTATAAAATTAAAAAAAAATCAATTAAATTTGCAAATTTTAAATAATTTTTTAAATACTTTATCTCAAATAGAAGATGGTGACATAGATCAACATGAAGGGTCGGTTAAAGTTGGTCAATTATTAAAAAAATTATATATTGATAGTGCGTTGAAGAGTAAAAAACAAATAGAAGATAAAGAAAGGAAGAAAAAGAAAAAAGTATATAAAAAACCTAAAAAATTATCATGGAAAGAGTATAAATTAACATTGCTTGAAAATAATAATCAAATAAATAAGTAATAATATTAATAATAATTAACAATAAACAGTAATAAAATTGATTTAAAATAATGAAAATTATTAATTTTAAACGTAATGAAATTAATAATTGTAGAATCTCCCGCTAAATGTGGTAAAATAGAAAGTTTCTTAGGGACAGGATATAAATGTTTGGCTAGTTTTGGCCATATACGAGAAATTGCAAATGGTTTAAAAAGTATTGATGTTAAAAATAATTATCAAGTCACATTTAAACCAACTCATTCAAAAAGTCAGAATATAAGTAACTTGCGAAAGTGGATAGCCAAAGCAGATGAAGTTATTTTGGCTACAGATGATGATAGGGAAGGCGAAGCAATCGCATGGCATATTTGTAAATTATTTAAATTGCCAATTGATACAACAAAAAGGATTATATTTCATGAAATAACAAAAACAGCATTACAAAATGCTGTTAAAAATCCGATAAATGTTAATATGAATACAGTAAATGCTCAATTGGCTCGTCAAGTATTAGATTTAATGGTAGGATATAAGATTAGTCCGGTGTTGTGGCAAAATATTTCTCGAGGTTCAAAACTAAGTGCTGGAAGATGTCAAATTCCCGCACTAAGATTAGTATATGATCAACAAAAACTGATTAACGAACATCCGGGAAAAAAGGTATATAATACAGTAGGAAATTTTACAGAAAAAAAATTGGATTTTGTTTTAAATAAAAATTATAATACAGAGGATAGTGTAGTTGGTTTTCTTGAAGATTCTGCTGACTTTGAACATAAATATAATGTAACTTCTCCTCGAATGGTAACAAAAAATCCTCCTCAACCTTTTACAACATCTACACTTCAACAGAAAGCATCGAATAATTTTAGTTTTTCACCAAAACAAACAATGCGAACCGCTCAGAATCTCTATGAAGGAGGTTATATTACTTATATGAGAACAGATAGTAAGACATATAGTAAAGAGTTTGTAGAAAAGGCAGGGAAGTTTATAAAAAATAAATATGGTCAAGATTTTGTAGGCAAACATTGTAGTGAATTAATTACAAATAGTAAGTCTCCTACGAAAACAAAAACAAAGAAAAAGACGAAAACATCGAAAAAAAAAACAACAAAAAAGCAAAATGATATGGCACAGGAAGCACATGAGGCTATTCGTCCTACTAAAATAGAAAAAATTCAAATACATGAAGGTGGAAAAATAGGATACCAGGAGGTAAGACTTTATACTCTTATTTGGAAAAATACGGTTGAAAGTTTGATGGAAAAGGCAACATATGAATCTATTACGGCAGAAATTAGTGCTCCTTTAGAAAATAAATATAAATATTTAATTGAACGTGTAATATTTAAGGGATGGAAAATTTTAGAAAAAGATGAAGAAGACTTGGAATTATTTAATTATCTTCAAAATCTAAAAAAAGATACAATTTTGGAGTATCATAAAATTATAAGCAAGGTGGCTCTTAAAGATTTGAAAAAGAATTATACAGAAGCAAAATTGGTACAGATGTTGGAAAAATGTGGAATAGGAAGACCTTCTACATACTCTAGTCTTATATCTAAAATACAAGAACGTGGTTATGTATTGAAACAAAATGTTGAAGGAAAAAAAATTCGATGTATTGATTTTGAATTAGTTGACGAAGAATTGACTGAAATAGAAAATGATAGGGTTTTTGGTAATGAAAAAAATAAATTAGTGATTCAAGAAACGGGTAAAATTGTGATGGAGTTTTTGATGAAGCATTTTGAAGATTTGTTTGGGTACGATTATACAAAACATATGGAAGATAATTTGGATCAAATTAAAGAAGGTAATAAAATATGGCATGAATTATGCCGTGATTGTGACAAACAAATACAAGAATGCAAATCAAATATTAAATCAACAGATAAACAAGAATATAAAATAGATGAAACACATACATATATGATTGGAAAATATGGCCCTGTTATTAAACAAACTATTAGTGATGCTAAGGTTGTATTTAAGTCTGTAAAAAAGGATTTGGATATAGAAAAACTTAAAAATGGTGAGTATAAACTAGAAGATATAGTAGAAGAAAATAAATATAAGAAAAATATTTTAGGAGAGCATGAAGGAGAAGAGATTGTATTAAAAAATGGAAAATATGGTATGTATACGACATATAAAGGTAAAAATATTTCACTTAAATCTTTACAAAAAGATGAAAGTGAAATTACACTTGAGGATGTAATAACATGTATTAAAAATGGTAGTAATACTAGAAACCAAAGTATTATAAAAGAAGTAGATGATGAATTATCAATAAGGAAAGGTAAATTTGGTAACTATGTATTTTATAAAACGGAGAAAATGAAAAAGCCAAAATTTGCAGGATTAGGTAATCAAAACATAGATGATTTTATGAGGCAGTTCGATTCAATAGAAGATTTAAAAACATGGACAATAGAATTTAAACCCAAAAAATTTAGTAAAGGGAAAAAAAAGTTTTAAACGCCCCTTTGTAATCTGCTAATCTCATTACGCCGTAGTGCAGGTAATAATTCTGTTTGCCATCTTTCAGCAGGAATAATATATGCAAATGTATTGAAATCTCGTCTTTTAAGTTTAGTACCAACTTTTTTGTCTACAACTTGATATAAATAATCAATTGGTTTGGTATCAACTAAATTAGTATGCCGTGCTTTGCTTTGCAATACAGCAAAATGATGAAGATATTGAGCGACAATATCTATTTCATCTTTAGATACTTTATGATCACCATCAGCATCCATTAAATCAAATCCAACATTATGAATTTTTGCAAGTTTTTTACTAGAGAAACAACCCATATTATGTAATAAAATTACTTATTTATTTTAAATAGTTTTAATATATGTATTATCAAGTTTATAACATATTTATTATCATATTAGCATATTATAATAAATTATTTTAGGAATACTATATAAGATGGGGAAAAAAAGAATGAAAGGTGGTGGTGAACAATCAGAAGTTCAAGATCCTAATTTTAAAAAGAGTGCATACAAACATATTGGAAATAAATTATTTTTAAATTTTATTTTTTGTATAAGTTTGATGGGATTTATTTGGTTTTTTATATCTACTTTTTTGGTTAGACATATGTATAGTGAAGTTTTATGTTATAGTTTAATGCTAGGTTCTGTCATATTTTCTTTGTTTTTGATGATTTCAATAGGAGTTGTTAGAATGCACGGTGGTAGTTTTATTAAGAAATTTTTAAGTATAGTTATGTTTGTTATTACAAAATGTTTGCCGGGAATTTTAATAGGTATTCAATTATCAATTATGATTTATATTATGAAAGAAAATGCATTATATATGTATACGACATCTAGTGAAGATAGACCACAAATGTTAGATATATTTAATGGTGCTACAGCATTCGGTATAATTATTCAAATGTTTATGTATCGTAATCATTTATATAGAGTTATATTCCCAGATGGTACGCCAATATCTTCTGCAACATTACCGGGATTTATTTTAGTAGGCATTTTAACTAGTTGGTGTATTGGTCAATTATTTGTAATATTAAATTTTCTTAAGGTCGATGGTTAAATTATTTATTATTATTGATGATAAAAAATTTGAATGTTAATCCTGCTTCTTTTTTATCAGTGCTAGACCAAATTCCTGAAATTTTTATAAGAAAAGTTACATTTTTATATGTTGTATATTTGTTAATGTTTGGATTTTGTAATTTAATATTCATATTTTTCATTTGTTCTTTAATTCTATAATTAAATTTAAAATTAGAATAATTATCAGAAAATTTATTAAGTATTTTTTGTTCTATAAGTGAAATTTGTTTAATTATAGATATATTATTATTATCTGAAGAAATAGTGCATTTTAATTTATTAAAATATTTTTCAATATAAATATTATTTAATTTAAATGTAAAAAAAATTCCATTAAAAGAGCATAACTCGTCGCTATATATTAGTTTATAAAAATAACTGTTATTCATTATATTATTTTTTATTTTGTCATAACATATAATATTATTCGTATTTATTGTAGTTATATCTGAGGATAAAAACAGTGACATAATTCTATATTTATATTATATGTTATTCTTAAGTTTTAACGTTAAATATAAATTTTATCTACTATAAAATTTATAAATGTAATAAATCATATCCATATAAAGGGGTATTATAATTATTATAATATATGGATATTCATTTTAAGAATCCTACAAATAAAAATTATTCTCTGCATAACAATCTTCTATCTAGTGTAAGTACGCCTAGAATGGTAACACATGTTCCTAAGATTCTAACAAAAGAAGTTACCCCAAAAACGCCATGTTCAAATCAAAAATCTAGTGGTAGATGTTGGATTTTTGCGGCTTTAAATATGATAAGAAGACGTGTTATTACTGAGAAAAAACTACCGGAATCATTTGAATTTTCGCAAAGTTATATATTTTTTTATGATAAACTTGAAAGGATGAATTATAATCTTAAGTTGATAGAGGATTTTAAAAATCAAACACCTCAAGTAGAATACAATTCAAGAGTTGTCCAGCACATATTGAAAGAACCATTTGGTGATGGTGGACAATGGGTCATGTTTACAAATATAGTAAATAAGTATGGGTTGGTTCCTCAGGAAGTTTATCCTGAAAGTACACATAGCAGTAATTCAACTGGTGTAAATATGGTTCTATCTAGAATATTTAGAACTGCTGTTAAAGATATATATACAAATTTTAAACATTATAATAGACAAAATATATTACAAAAAACATATGAAATATTAATTAAATTTTTTGGGGAACCCCCTGTTGAAATTATATGGAATTATAAAAATGAAAAAAATGTAGAAATATTCAATGGTACTCCTTTATCATTTATGAATAAGTTTTGTAATATAGATCTTTCACAATATGTTTCGTTAACACATGATCCTCGCAATGAATATAATAAATTATATGGCGTTGAACATTTGGGAAATGTTGAGAATGGTGACAAAGTCAAGTATTTAAATGTACCTATAGATAGAATGTGTAATTTAAGTAAAATGTGCATTGATGATAATATTCCAGTATGGTTCGGTAGCGATGTTGGTCAATTTCTACATTCTAAAAAAGCAGTTCTTGATCAAAATGTATTTGATTATGTAAATTACTTGGATCTTGATGATAGTATGAATAAAAAAGAAAGAATAGAGTTTTGCGAAAGTTTAATGACGCATGCAATGGTATATGTTGGGTACAATACTGATCAATATGGTTCGATAAATTATTGGAAAATAGAAAATAGTTGGGGTACAACCGGACCATATTCTGGAAATTTGATTTGTAGTAATAATTGGTTTAAACAATATACATATCAATTAATAATACCAAAAAAATATATTAGTGCTGATGAGTTAAATGTATGGAGTGGAGATGTAATTAAATCTTTTCCTATATGGGATCCAATGGGTTCTCTTGCATGAGTATAATTAATAAAAGTAAATTGTCTATTGATATATCATCATCAATAACATTATCTATATTTTCTAACTTGTCTATAGCCGTATTTAATTGAGTTTCAAATCTCAATCTTTTTATTTTAATATAGTTTTTCCACAACAAACATACGTTTTTGTATTTATTTTTTTTTTGATCTATAATTAAATTAAATTTATTTAATTTTTGGTCCATCTGTTATTTAAATATTTAAATATTTAAGTATTTAAGTATTTAATAACTGTAAAAAATAGTATACTATATGAAGCACTTTTCTGCGAGATTTGAAGATTATATAATAGAATGTAAAAAAAAAAATATACATAAAGAATTAGAGCAGGTTACAGAATATTTTTCAGATAATTTAAAGGAACAGCCTAATTTAATAATGTATGGTCCTTCAGGGGTTGGTAAATATACCCAAGCATTGAATTTTATAAAAAGATTTAGTCCTAGTAATTTACGTTTTGAAAGAAAATTAAATTTTACACATAATAAAAAACATTATAAATTTAAGGTAAGTGATATACATTTTGAAATAGATATGCAATTATTAGGATGCAATGCAAAAGTTTTATTTAATGAGATATATTATCATATATTGGATATATTATCTACTAGAACAAATGACGGTGGAATTATTTTATGTAAAAATTTTAATTATATTCATCATGAATTATTAGAAATTTTTTATAGTTATATGGAAAGTTTACAGCATAAAAATTTAAATGTTGTATTTTTAATATTAACTGAACATGTATCGTTTATACCAAATAGTATTTTAGATAAGACTTTGATTATTCCTGTAAAAAAATGTTCCAAAAGTATTTATGGAAGATTTATAAGTAATCATCCAATAGAAGATATAAATAAAATAACAAATATAAAAAATATTCAATCTGGGATAACTGATTTAGATAATAAAAATATATATTTATCTTTAAAAATTGTAGAAGATATTATTAATTATGAAAAAATAGATTATCTTGTTTTGCGAGAAAAATTATATAATATTTTTACTTATAATCTGGATCTGTATGAATGTATATACATAATTGTCAATACATTGGTTGAAAGGGGTTATATAACTAAGGATAAAACGGAAAAAATATTTGTCAAGATGCATAAATTTCTGAAACTATATAATAATAATTATAGACCTATTTATCACTTAGAGAGTTTTGTATCTTATTTATGTATAGTAATACATGGATTGCACTAATGCAAGTAATATATTAAATATATCTGAAAAACATACTCAAGAAGACCTAAAAAAAGCATATTATAAAATGGCATTAAAATATCATCCAGATAAGTATAAAGATGAAGAAAACTCGGGAGAGAAATTTAAGGAAATAAAAATGGCTTATGAGTTTTTATCATCAGGGAATTCAAATTATAATCAAAATAATGAAAATATTAGTTACTCGGATATTTTTAAGAGTTTTATACAACATTTCTCTCCAGAGAGTGATTGGGATGAACTTTTTTTAAACACAACAATAGATGGTATTATTAATAATTATGATAAGATATCAGTCAGCATATTTGAACGATTAAGTAAGGAAAAAGCCAATCAAGTTTATAATATAGTTTATAAATTTCAGTCGATTTTGGGAGTAAGTGATGAATTACTTTTACAATATAGAAATATTTTGAAGGTAAAAATGAAGGATGATAACATAGTAATACTTAACCCTACGATAGAAGATCTACTTCATGATAATATTTATAAACTGGAAATAGATAGTAAGGAATTTTATATACCTCTTTGGCAGGTTCATCATGAATTGTATTTTTCTCTCCATGAACAAGATCTTATAGTGAAGTGTGAACCAGAATTACTAGAAGGAGTTTGGATAGATGATAATAATAATATGTTTGTATGTTTGGAGATAACAATGAAAGAACTCTGGGAAAATAAACTTTATGAATGGAGTTGTGGAGAGAAAAAGATAATTATAAAAAGTGATGAGTTAAAAATAACAAATGATAAACAGATTATTTGTAAAAAAAATAATGGGATTTTACAAATAGATAAAAAAAATATGTTTTCTCAAGAATGTAGGGGGGATATTTATTTTGAAATCCAGATAATTTAATTATAATATTATAATATATTATAATGAAAAAATCAAGAAGATTATTACCAAAATTAAGAAAAATATCAAAAAAAAATAAGAAACATCATTATAAATTAAAAGATAGACATAATAAAAGAATTCTTGCTATAAATGAAGGAGTGCGTTATGAAATGAAATATAAAAAAAGAACAAGAAAGAAAGCAGCAATTGCAAAAAAAGCAAGGTTCAATATTTTAAGAATTTATAGAAAAAATAAAAATAAAAAAGATTGTGAAAAAATAACAAGAGATATGCGTTATATGGATAAAAAGTATAAATTAGGAAAAACTCAAAATATATGTAGAAAAAGAAGAATGCGAAAAAAAAGGAAAACACAAAAAGGAGGAAAGAAGAAAAAGAAGGCACTTTCAAAAAATAAATATAAGAGGGCTTATCAGATAGAAGAAAGATTAAGACGTACTCGACAAAATACAGGACAGATTTCAACGCATCAACCACCGAGGCATTTAGATGTAGTAGCAGATACAGGAAGTACAAAATATGCATCTCCAATGACGGGTCCGTCAGCCGGTACAGGGGGTACTAGTATGACTGGTGGTAAAAAAAGATGGCGTACTAGAAGAAAGAAACTATAATATCAATGTTATTTTGGTATTATATGAAGATTGTATAACTAGAATCGAATATGATTCATATCGATGATGACAGAATTCTGAGGCAATGCAATATTATGATGTGTTAAGGGGTGATGATGGAAATGTAAAATTTTTTTATCAGGAAGCGAGTCTAAAAAGAGAATTAATTCATGTGTTGATATGTTTGTATTAATTTCTTCGAATACTATATAATTATTTAATTGAATTTGATTATAATTCTGAGTCATTAAATAACTTTTACCATTTCCTCCTGAGCCAACTAATATAATAGTTTTAACTTTATTTTCAATTAATTCTCTAAAAATATTTTTAATATGATTATAATTAGTTTTATTTAAAATAAAATTTTTTGATTCGTCTTTAATTTCTTCTTGTCGGTTCATATTATAAAATATAATTAATGATATTCTCTAAATTTTTATTTTTATTTTATTAATATAAAATGAAAAAAATTTTATAAATTTATTTATTTAATTTTATAAAATTAAGTATATTTTATATGCATATTTGCATTATGCGTCTTCAGAAGTTTCCTTTTTCTTTTTACGTCGGACAACCTTTTTCTTTTTCTTAGGTGGAGATGGTGGCGCTGCCTCTTGTTCCTTATCCTCATCCTCATCATCATCATCATCATCATCATCATCCTCATCATCATCATCCTGAGCAGCATTTACCTCTTCCTCAACCTCTTGGCGAATTTGTTCCTGATCCTTTTCCTTTTCCTCATTGGCAACAGAATTAAGAAACTCTTCATCATCACTATCATCTTCAATAGCACAAATACCACTTCCTACAAGCCGAGTAGGCGGACGAGTATTCATCTGGAGCATTTGCCATGTGCAACCAAATTTTCCACCTACAAACCAGAGACCATTGCATCGAATGAGTCCCTTAATATGAGATCCCTTAGGAATAAAATCTTGTGGAGTTGCAGAATTATCTTGATTCGGTGCCTGATTTCCAGCACCTTCTTTACCGTAGGCAGGAGGAAGATAGAGTGGCTTCTTTTTTGTATCGTATACTTCGACATTAAATCTCCCCTCCCAAAAAGGAACCTTCAACTTAAGTGTCGGATTGCGACTAAGGTCAGGCTCACCACTCTCTTTATCCTTAGGATATTTAAGAATTGGATACATAAGAGCATCAACAACATCATAAGTCATTTTCTTTCCAAACCATTTTTTAGAATTTTTTACAGCATCATTCTTAATTTTTTCCTCAAAAGCCTTCATCTCATCAAGAAATGAGACCTGAGTATCACTCTTATGAGGATCAAACTGAAGAGATGCATCATACTTGCATCGTCCTGTATTCTCATCCTCCCACTTGTTAACACCCCATGTAAGCATATAAGGAATCTGAATATTCAAAGGTTGACCCTTAAATTTAATTCTCACAGATTTGCCACCACGACTATCAACAACAGGCTCGTCATAAGTGTGAAGGGAACCGTCAAAGTTTCTTGCTTTCGTAATCATACTAGTCATCTCAATATAGTTTAATATCTTTAAGATCTTTTTAAATCAATTTTCATATGTTTTAAAAAGTCAGAGAACAATCTATGATAGATATATAAAAAAAAAACAATTAAAGTCTTACCTATATACATAAGTAAATATGCTTCAAAATATTATATCTAATAAAAATAAGAAAATTAAATATTATAAAAAGAAAAAGAAACGAAATATAAGTTTTAAAAGTTATATAAAAACTTTATATTGTGATGTACATGAAATTATGCGGAAAAAAAGAAAAAAAGTATCTCAAGATGATTTTCAAATACTTCAATTTTCCCAATACAATAATATAACACAAAAGAATTATAATGTTCAACAATTAAAAAAGATTTGTAAGCATTATAAACAAAAATCAAGTGGAAATAAAAAAGAATTAAATAATACCTGTTACAATATTTTAAGGTTATCTTTTTTCGTTCAAAAAATTCAAACAATATTTAGAGGGCATATGGTTAGATATTTAAATAAACTAAAAGGACCTGCATTTATAAATAGAAAATGTACTAATGAAACAGATTTTTTTACATTAGAAGATATTAAAGATGTCAATGATTCACAGTTTTTTAGTTATAAAGATAAAGACAATTTTATTTATGGATTTGATATATGTTCATTGTATAATTTAATTGTTGTTGAAAAAATGGACAAGATAAACCCTTATAATAGAAAAGAATTGCCAAAAAATATTATTGAAAATATGAAATCTATTAATCAAATATCAAAGATTTTAGGATATAAATTAAATATAACAATTGACAATACAATTGATGATTTGTCTCAAGAAAAAAAAATAGGGTTAAAAGCATTAGAAATATTTCAAAAAATAGATGAATTAGGTTTTATTACAAATCCTCAATGGTTTTTAAATCTTAGTAGAGGTAGATTAAGAACATTCCTACATGAATTAATGGATATATGGAACTATAGGGCACAATTATCTCAAGAAACTAAAAGGAAAGTTGAACCACTCAGGGGAAATCCCTTTTACAATTACCAAATCCAACTTATTTTATCACAAGAAAAAGAACAAATTCAAAAAAAATTATTAGAAATTATTGAAATATTTATTTCTCGCGGAGAAACTAGAGAAGATAGATCTTTAGGTGTTTATTATGTACTAGGGGCTCTTACAATGGTTAGTATTAATGCAGCGAACTCATTACCATGGTTGTATGAATCTTTTGCGATATTTCAACAAAATTAATATAATCTAACAGCATATGTGCTGCCAAATTATATATAATATAATATATATTTTGATAAAGGACTTAAAAAGGAATGACATAACTATGTTATAAGATGGTAAAGAAAACCCCCAAGACGAAAACTAAGGCTAAAACTACTAAGAATAGTGCCACCCCCGCCGCTCCTGCTGTTCAGGTCTCTGATCAAAAAGTATCAGCCCCTGTTGCTCCTGCTGCTTCGACAGAGCCAACTCTTCATGATCAGTTCACTGGACTTTTGGCACAGTTGACTGCTCTCCGTTCTCAACTTACTAGTGTTACTAGTCATGTTAGAACTCTTGCTAAGAAGACTGAGCGTGAACTTAAGGCTGCTCACAAGGCAGGTAAGAAAAATAAAAGAAAAGGAAACCGTGCTCCTAGTGGATTTGTTAAGCCAACTAAAATCAGTTCTGAACTCGCTAATTTTCTCGGAAAAGCCAAAGGTACTGAGATGGCCCGCACTTCTGTAACTCGTGAGATTAATTCTTACATTCGTGAGCATAAACTTCAGGATCCTAAGAATGGTCGCCGCATCCTTGCTGACACCAAACTCCGCAAACTTCTTAAACTTAAGAAAGACGATGAACTTACATACTTTAACCTTCAGAGATATATGAGTCCTCATTTCGCCAAAGCAGTTAAGACAGTTAAATCTGCATAGAACTTTTAAAAAAAGTTCTCAAAAAACAAGAAAGAACTTTTAAAAAAAGTTCTCAAAAAACAAGAAAGAACTTTTAAAAAAAGTTCTCAAAAAACAAGAAAGAACTTTTAAAAAAAGTTCTCAAAATTAAAAAGTTAATTTAATAAAAATCTAGTATATTTAAAATTTTTATTAAATAATGAATATTTCAAATACTTAATTCAAAGTATCATATAAAATTGAATTAAGTATTACTATCAATAATATTAGTATATTTAATTATGGAAGTTTTAAAAAATAATAGCAGAAAAACAACAACTGTCGTAATAACAAATATAGTAAAAGGCTATAATTGTACATTCTGTATTAATATTTCAGACGAAGTATGGTCTGATATAAATAACAATATATCGTGCTGCAGGTGTTGTTGGAATAATAATCCCATAGTTGCTCGAGCCATTATGGGAAAATCTTTTATTCCTAATAATATTATTTAAACTACAAATGTAGTTTTAATTCCCTTATGATCTGTTTCATCTATTGTTCCAAATAACTCATATTTCTTTACAGAAATATCTCCTTTTATAAAAAAATAATCAATACATTTTGTTAAATTATCAACAGGAAATGTAAATAAATTTTTTTTATGTATTATTTCACAACAACTTTTATATCCCGAATTCTTTAAATACTTAACAACACTTGATTTGGGCAGCGAATTAAAATCTCCACATAAAATAACATTTGGATTATCTTTAAAAAATTCTATAATTTTTTTAATTTCTCTCCTTCGTTTATTTTTCTGGTACTCTCTATTACCTGGAGTTAAATGTATATTTACCAATATTATTTTTTTTTTATTATATACAAAATCTAAATATTGTATAGTCCTTCCTACATATTTGCATTTTAGTTTACATTGAATTTTTGGATTTATAATACTTAACATTCCAATAAATGCCCATTGTCCTGCAAAAATAATTGGACAACACAAAACCAATACAATTATTGCAAATGGATGATTAAAATATAATCTTTTTATATCCTCTCCAAAATAACTATTAACCAATGTACACAAATACAATAGTTTATCCATAATTTTTTCAAAACAAAAAATTACAAAATCTTTATATCTGGGAAAATATTTTTTTAAAATATTATAAATATATTCTTTCTCTAAAAACATTTCCTGACTAGCAAAATATTTTAAATCGGTACCTTTTAAACAATTATATATTGTTGTAAATGTATCAGAAAAAGGTAATGTAGCCTCCTGTAAACAAATAATATCTGTTGTTTTTTGTTCTTCTTGTAATCTATTATTTATATTTATTAATCTATTTGACCAGTTATCGTGAATAAAATTTACATTCCATGAAATAACATTTAAATCCATTAATATGTCATTTTATTTAAAAAAATTAATAATAACATAATTTTATTGTATTTATTAAAACTTACGCTAATACTAAAAATCTTTCGTCTTCACTCAGTAAATTTAATATTGCCTCCTTATCATATCTTGTATTTTTTATTATAAAATATTTATAATTGCCTAATTCATTATTATTAATAGTAAATAAATCCATAGTTTTTTGAATATCTTCTTCTTCCAGATTTTGTAAATTATTATGAGTTTTAAGCCATTCAAACCATGTTATTTGTCTTTTTTTTCTATTAAATTTTTGAAATAATGCATAGTAGTAAAATATATTTTTACTATTTTTTAAATAATCATTCCCTGATAATGTACACAAAAGTTTAAAATTATGCGAATCAATATTTAGTTTATTCAAAATATTTTTATAATTAAATATTATACATGTATGACTTATAAGGCTAAGATATCGTATTACATTTAATGATCCATAAGCAAACAAATCCATATCTTCACTTAAAACTGCATATACTTTCTTTTTTACGACTAATGAAGCACACAATCTATCTGCTTCCCCTATTGCTTGTATATATTTAATACCGTAATTATCTAATAAATTCTTAACCTTCTCTATATCATCCCATTTAATTTTTGTTAATGTTCTTTTTAATTTATATAATTGTGTTTTTTCTTTCTCGGTTAATTCTTTTTTTTCTTTTAGTTTATCATACAAAACCCATTTATTATAACGATCTTTTCTTCTATGTATAATTTCCTCTTTTTTTTCATCACCGGGTTTCCCGTCAAATACAAATATAATATCAATATTATATTGGCGAAATATTGAACACATCAAAAACAAATTTTCTAGAAGTGCTTCATTACACTTAAATCTATATAAATAAATGCTTGCATCTATACACAGTTTCTTGCCATATAATTCTGACAAATGAACCGTTTTTGTTACATCACTACATTCCTGTTTTAACAATTTTGACAATAGTTTGATCCCCATTTGCTGGTGTATTATATCTATCAATAAACTAGATATAATATTTTCAATTTTATAAAAATGTATGAATTAACTCAAATATTATAATCACAAATCGTCATTTTCATTGTTTCTAGTATTTCTTTATCATTTTTCTCATCAAATCCTTCGAACTGTATTTCCATTAATTTTATTATTTTACTAATATATTTTGATTTATAGTATTTTTTTATAAATTTAAAAAATTTATTAAATAAAATTTCACTACTGTCAAAATTAAGAGTATTTGTATTATTTAAATTACACCAAATTATAAATTCGTCACTATATTGTAATAACATCATTTTAAGAATATAATAGCAAAAAAAGTTTGTTTTCTCCTTATAAAGAATATTCCTATAACTTTGACTTATTTTATCCTGCTTCCACAATGATTCATATTTTAAATTCATAAAATCCAAAGTTTTAACTACCTGATATAGTGAAAAAATTTTTTCTATATAAATAGAAAATTCTAAATATAAAATAAAATCATCGAAGTTATCTTTTTTTTTTAAAAAGGAATACGAACAAAAACAACTATTAATAATACACGCCCAAAATTCACAATATGTTTCACTAATTAAAAACTCACTCTTAATATCAAATAAAGTTGATAGATTATGTTTTAGTTTATTATAATTCATTAATGAAAAATCCAAACACAATGAATGAAATAATTCATGAATCAATGTTTTTTTCCATTCTTCATTTCTATATATAAGTAATTCACCTGATCTTGCACATGCAAATGTTACTGCACTATTACAATTATCAGGACCCAATATATCTATACTATTTTGAGGTAATTTTTTTTTTATTGGAGTTAAAAATAAAAAAATATCTAACGTTTTTACTGTTTCTTTTTGACGATATAAATTGCAAAAACGAACTATTTTTAATGCATGTAATAACGTTTTTTCTAATTTTTTTAAATTGTTAAACTCGCTTTTGTTAAATATAGCATAATTAATTTTTACCTGTAGATTTGATATATTTGTAACTAAAGTAAATATTCCCTGAATATTATTATTTATATAATCATAGCAATTTTTATCAACAAAATTACTTTTAAATAATTCTTTTTTAGAAATTTGACTTAAATTTGATATTTCTTTTACTTCAAATGTTATCTTATTTTTTTTATATAAAAATTTTACATATTTATCAGTAATTAAAATATCATTATGAATCATTTTAAAAACTTTATCACATTTTGATTGAGTTTTTATAGTGCGTTTTTTTGAGTATGTATCTATATCATTTAAAAAATAATCTATAAATTTTTCACTATTTTTTGTAAAAACCATAATATATATTTATATACATATTTATTTAAACGTATATATAATATTTAATTCTTCTTTTATTATTTAATTCTTATTTTTGAATTCACTTTTTATTTTTTTTAAGTCGATGTCTTATTCTCATAGTATCATAAAATACAACATTGGGTGGTCTATCTTCTTTACTTTTACGCGATGAAACATAATGAACTAATTTTGCATCTTTTGTTGCCAAAAGTACCTGTCGAGCAATAGTATCTTGTTGATATTTTGCCATTTGACCCTTTTCCATAATTCTTTCATTATTATTATCATCGAAGAAATCATCATCCATAACAACATTCTTTGGTCTAAATTTTTTTCCCGAAACCTTACCTGTTTTACCTCCTGCACCCAATGCTTTTTTAGGATCATCCATAATTTGAGAACCCGAATCAATTGCAAAAAGCCTGTAATAATCAGGATGATTCTTTTTGAATTTATTTGCATGATACCAATGTTCTACCGATGCCCATTTTAATCCATCCAACTCAAATAATGAAACAACCTCTCCATCCCTTTTTGGTTTCATATAAAAATTTGATAATACTTTTCTCCAGGACTCCATTTTTGCTAACTCATTAAATTCTATCAATCTTTCATCAGGAATAATCTCTCCCTTTCCTCTTCCTGGTTTCTTATTTGCAGATTTTGAATAAAATGTAAATACTGTATTATCATTAAATAAATTTTGGTCTTCTGGGGTTTTGGTAGGTTGCATTTCTACTTCTTCGTCTTCTAATGACATTCCTAGTTTTTCTTTAACTTCTTCAATTTTACTTAGTTTATCTTGACTATTTTTATTCAATGATTCTAAAAAATCTTCTTTTTCTCCTTCTGGTCGTTTACTTACATCAACTGTATCACCTATAAGTTTTGCAAATTTGGGTATATAATTATAAATAGATTTACCACTGGATTTCATACATTGTTCTGTCAACATAGTTTTTAATTTATATGGTATCTCATGAAATCTAAATATCTTTTTATTTTTATACATAATCAGTTTATAGTGATTGCCGGTATGTTCTGCAATAATATAATATTTAGGTTTGAAGTAGCCACGGTCTTCTATTTCTTTCGGAGTGAAACTACCACAATTTATAATCTTTGAATATTGCCCTTTACTATAAAATTCACTAGATAAAATTATTACCTTTGTATTAATTAATATCTCCAATTTCGGAATAGACCATCCATCAGCCCAAAAATCACAACTTAACATAAATGATTTAAGATCATCTAATGTTTTAATATTTTTCATCCATTCTACATCTTTAATATTTTGCTTAACATATGTTAATTCTGTTTGAAATTTTTCTAATTTAGTTTTTACAGTAGAATGTTCTTCTTTCGTTTTTCTTGCTGTTTTTGTCAATGATTTTAATGTTGTTCTATCTTTCTCTTTCTTTGTTTTTTTTTTAATAGATTTAAATTTTGACGTCAAATCTTTTTTTTTACTTTTTAAAGTAGGAATTTGTTGTCTTAAATCACGATATTCTGCCATATACATATCATATCTTGATTTGTAATTATCAAATTGTTCCTTTGTAACATTATCGGACAAAAATTGTCTTAATTTATCTACTGTAGCATTTACACCTATACTTTTAAAAGCATTCCTTATAACATAAAAAAAACAACTACCATCTGCGGAGACATTTTCTATTTTATAATTATTGTTTTGCATAAATTGTTGTATCCATTGAGATTCGCCAACATCAGGTTTTTTATATTCTTTTCTATCTTTTTTATCTTGTTTTACTGTTTCCCCTACTTGTAAAAAATCATCATCATCTCTATTATCTTCAATATCTAACTCTGCAAGTAATCTAGATGGATTATCCTCATTAGTTTTATTTTTCTTTTTTGACATATCATCATCGTCTAAATCATCATCCCCCTCTATGTCTTCATCTTCATCATCTCCGGAATCATAATCGGGAACTAATGTTTCATTTACCATACATTTCTCCAAATATGCCTTATCTATAAATGTATATAATAATGGGCCATCTATTTTCGAAATATTTAAATCACCATCACTATCTAATAAACTTTCATAATTATTATTTGGAAATTCATAAACACCTATCTGATATATTTTTTCCTGTTCATCTACAATTAAATAAACAGGTACAAATAAAATGTCATTTTTTGCAAAATCATACTTTAAATCACCAATTGCAATAATTACATCTACACCTAATAAATTTAATTTAAACATAGTTACCTCTTTACCTTTATCATTCTCATCAATAGTTTTAATTTCAGGATAAGTTATAGTATCATTAATTTGCGATAAAACCATTATACTTTATTCTTATATAATAATTTACTTAAGTATTTATCATTCTTTAATAAATTTACTTAAGTATTTATCATTCTTTAATAAATTTACTTAAGTAATCATCATTTTTTATTTCACTTAAATAAAACCATAGTCTTTTTCTGGTTTCTACAATTTCATTATTTTCATCATTCAATTCAAATGATATTATATCATCTATCAATTCACATTTTTTTTTTTTTCGTTTTGTTATTTCATAATAATTTGCTATATGGTGTAACTCTTTTACTGTAAAATTATCATCATAATAAAATTGCTGCGTTATAAATTCATTTGCTAAATTGTCATCCCACATGTTTTCCATATACGTTTGTTCCTTTTTCTCACTTTCCGTATTTACATCATCAATTAGATTTTCATATGTAACATCTGTCTTTTTTTTTAATTTTAAATCTGAATCTATTAATTCTACTTTTAAATTATGTAATGTCATTATATAATTTAATCATTGTTTATTTAAATAAATATTCATAACTTTTAAATCAACTAAAGCAAACAAGTGTTATAATATTTATATTATAGCGTATTTGTATTATTATTACATAGTATCTTGAATATCCATAAAATTAAATAAAATTTTATTATTTAAACTAGGATAATCTTTTGTATTCAATCCTGAAAGTTTCTCTATATTTTCCTTTATATCCTGATAACTATAAACACTTTTAAAATTTTCATCAAAATTTTCTATCATTATCTTTAAGTTTTCAGTTATTTCATCAACATAATCTATTTTATCTTTTTGTTGCATATATTCATAAATTTTACTGAATAATCTTTTTATAATATATTCTATATCTTTTCTTTCTATAATCTCATAATTTGCACATAAAACAAAAAATTTACTTAGTGATCTACGTTTTTCATTTTGTTTGTTATATTCACAAAATAAATTATAATCTTCATTTGCATCTACTATTTTAAACTCTTGAAAAATATCTTGAAAACCCTTAAAATTCCTAACACATATATCTTTCATAATAGAAAATTCTTTAATAATATCATGATATAATTTAGCATATAATTCACACCAAAATTTATTTTTACTACCTATTTCAAAAATAGTTTTACCGATTTTTTCTAGATATTCCTTGTCATCTTTTTCTATAAATTTAATAATAAATATTATACTTTCTAGATTATCATTGTAATTATTACTTGTTAATTTATTTAATAACAATCTAATTTTATCAAATTCTGCTTCTACATTACTTTGACTTTTTTGTAATTCAGTAGTTTTAAATACGGGACCGGAAGAAAGTACATCCTTATTATCTATTTTATATTTATCTTTTTTATAATGCCTATTTTTTTTAAATACGGGCGTTTTAATATAATTAGGAGCACCTACCTTATTTGCTAATTTATTTATAATTTTTATTGTATATTTATCCAATTCTATTATATTACTTTCATTTTTTATCGTATTAAAATCTTTTAATGTATATTGTCTATCTGCAAGAATACTCATAATAATATTATTATATTTATTTTTTTATATCAATTTCCAGTAACATTAAATAAAAAGCAACTTAAACATATATAATTATTATTATTATGATGAATTTACAGACCACAAAAAAATCAAAAAACAATAAATTAGAAAATTATGTTATATCAAGTTGGGAAGATGAGAATTTAAATTTAGATACCAGTTTATTGAGGGGTATATATGCGTTTGGCTTTGAAAAGCCAAGTCCTATTCAATGCAAAGCATTGATGCCTATGACTTCTGAAAGTAAAAGAGATATTATAGCACAAGCACAGTCTGGAACTGGTAAAACTGGTGCATTTGCCATTGGAGTTTTACAAAAATTATGCAATAGTAATTATAAAAATATAGATCATACATTTGCACTTATTCTTGCACCAACTCATGAATTGGCTGCACAATCTATGACATGTATTAAAAATATTAGTAAATTTATGAAACCTGAGGTTAGAGTTGAATTAATTGTAGGAGGTACATCTATTGAAGATAATAAAAAAAGTTTAATTGGAAATAAACCACATATAGTTGTTGGAACTCCGGGTAGAGTTCAAGATATGATCAGGCGTAAATATTTGAAAATAGATAAATTGGCTATTACTGTTATTGATGAAGCAGATGAAATGTTTTCATCTGGATTTCAAGAACAAATTTATAAAATTTTTCAGTATATGCCTCAAAATATTCAAATAGGTCTTTTTAGTGCAACAATGGATAATGATTTAGAAGAATTATCTAAAAAATTCATGATCAATCCTATTAAAATTTTAGTTAAGGCTGAACAATTAACTCTTCAAGGAATTGCTCAATACTATATTAATTTAGATGACGATATGCAAAAATATGAAACATTAAAAGATTTATTTGGTACATTGACAATTTCACAGGCAATTATTTATTGTAATTCTACAAAAAGAGTAGATGATTTAGAAGAAGCAATGAAAGAAGATGATTTTCCTGTAAAAAAAATACATGGGAAAATGAGAGAGAGTGAAAGAAAAGAAACCTATCAAGATTTCAAAAAAGGAGGATGTCGTGTTTTAATTACAAGTAATTTATTTGCTAGAGGTATTGATGTACAGCAAGTTAGTATGGTTATTAATTTTGATATTCCTAAGAATGAACATACTTATTTACATCGTATTGGACGGTCTGGGCGTTGGGGACGTAAGGGAGTTGCTATAAATTTTCAAACAAAATATGATATAACACGATTGAAAAGTTTTGAAGAATTTTATGGTACTCAGATAGAAGAACTTCCTGTTAATTATACAGATCACCTTAATAATTAAACTTACGTTTAATCAAATTTTGATTTTTCTATATTAGATATAAATGTTTAATACAGAAAAGTATTATAATAATAATTGTTTTAAATTGCCTATTGAATTTTTAGAAAAAAAATATGATATTTCAAAACAATTACAACAAGATTTAGAATTAATAAAGAATAATGACGAAGACAATACGAATCCTACATCTTATGATGCAGTATTTAAACCTAAATCAAAAATAGGAAAAAAATGTTTATCTATTTGGGCCAAAAAATATACGACTGATAAAAAATTCATAAAAGAAAGTCAAAATCTCTATAAAGATATAGGGGCTGTTCATTTTGATAAACCTCTCATAGAAAACATGATGGACATTTGGGGTGAATTTAAAACTCAAAATAACTTTTATGAAAAATTTCAGTATTTAGATTGGAGCAAATTTATGTTTTTAAATAAATCTGTTTTATTTCTTACCATTATGAGTTTTTATAATTTATCAGCACCTGTTTTAAACCTTGTAGCACCTGTCTTTATTTTAATAGTTCCTTTTTTTATTTTAAAAATTATGAAATTACCCATTACATGGGAAACATATTATAAAATTTTAATGGAGAATTTAAAGCATCATGCTATTGGAAAATTGTTAGTATCATTTAATCAAGTATCTTTAGGACAAAAAGTATATATAGTTTTTTGTTTAGGACTTTATTTTTACAATATTTATCAAAATATAATTTTATGCTATAGATTTTATAAAAATACTTATTTAGTAGTTAATAATTTTGAAACAACCAATAATTATTTAGAGTATACTATAGAAAAAATAAAGTTAACATTGAAATTTACAGAATCATTAGATTCTTATGAAGATTTTAATAAACATTTAAATAAATATTTAGATAAATTAGTAAAATATAGAGAATGTATTAAAAATCTTCCCAGTAACAATGGATGGCAAAAATTTTTACAAATAGGAAAGTTAATGAAAGAGTTTTATGTTTTTTATGATAGTGATGAAGTTGAAAATATAATGCAATGGAGTTTTGGATTTCATGGATATATTGATACTATTTTAGGCATAAATCAAAACATCAAAACTAACACTATTCAACCATGTAAAATTCGCAATAAAATTAAGTTTAATGTTAAGAATATTTGGCATCCTTGTATTGAAAAACCTGTTAAAAATAACATAAATATTAGTAAAAATATAATAATTACCGGTCCTAATGCTGCAGGAAAAACCACATTAATCAAGGCATCTATAATTAATCTTTTATTGACACAACAAATTGGGTATGGATTTTACGATAGTTGTGAAACAGGATTTTTCGATTATATACATTGTTATTTAAATATTCCAGATACATGCTCTCGAGACAGTCTATTTCAAGCAGAAGCCAGAAGATGTAAAAATATATTGCAAACAATTATTAATAATCCAGATAAAAAACATTTCTGTATTTTCGATGAATTATATTCGGGGACAAATCCTTATGAAGCAATTAGCAGTGCTTATTCTTATTTAAGATTTATAGCAAAAAATAAAAATGTGAAATTTCTTTTAACCACACATTATTTGAAATTATGTGATCTATTAAAATCAAACAAAAAAATATCGAATAAAAGCATGAAAACGCATATTAAAGATAATGTTCCAACCTATTTATATAAATTAGTGAATGGAAAATCTGGATTAAAGGGAGGGGTGAGTGTATTGAAAAATTTGGATTATCCGCAAGATATATTGAATGAGACTCTAAGTATTTTAAGAAAATTGGAATAAAATTTAAAATTCTCGTTTATTTAGATATTTTTTAATATTAGGAAAGATTAATAATGATATCTAGAGGTCTCTTGATTAGTGTCGGCTTTACTCTTTTAACAGTAGGGCTATTATTTGTTTATTTTAGAAATAAAGTAACCGGAATTGAAAAAAAAGTTGAATTAATGTTTAATTTGATTCAAAATTATGATGGACAACAAAATGCTATGCAAGAACAGTATAGGACTTCTCCCCCTCAGGCAAGTCAGGATGAAAGTTATCCCCAACCTTCTGTGCAGAATCTTAAAAGTGAATTGATTGAGGTATCCGATGATGAGGATGGCGATAGTGATGAAGTTAGCGATAGTGAGAATGAAAGTGATGATGATGATGAAGAAGAGGAAACATTGAAGTTCGAATCAACTAATATTGAACTTAAAGATCATGAAGTTAAAACAATTCAATTAGAAGAATTAAATAATGATGTTAAGGAAGAAGTAGATAGTTTAGACGAAGAGGATTCTGATGATGAGGAGGATGATGATGTACAAAATGTAACTCCTCCTGGTGAGGAAGATGAAGAACTTAAGGCAGAAGTTGTTGTTGAATTAACAGAAGATGATTATAAAAAAAAAACAGTACCTGCATTAAAACAAATTGCATCTGATCTGGGATTACAGAACTATCGCTCTTTAAAAAAAGCTCCTTTAATCGAGTTATTAATGAGCCAATAGATTTTGTAATGATTCGAGTCGAAATAAATTTACCTGATATATTAAATAAATTAAAAAATCTCTTTTTAGGAAATTTATTAATGCATCCTAATAATTTATTATTGAACCATTAAACATTAAAATTATTATTTTATAATTAAACTAATAATTATTTTATTTTATTAATATAAATGAGTTGGGCTACATGTTATTCCGGATCTAATAATATACATTTTAATGTTGCACCTATGATGAGTGATAGCAGAATGTTTACAATGTATAATCCTGCATGCAATGCAAATACCGATTTACGCAACAATTTGAATATCACAAACAATTACGATTACAGACAATGGCTTATCAAAAATGGTACTACCATTAGAAATAAAAATTTTCAATCTGCTAAAAATGAAAATAGTGAGTGCATCGAAGCAGCACAACATGTAAAAACAAATGGCAAATACTTATTCCAAGATTGCGCAGACAATTCTAGACCATTTGGTTACGAAACAAGTGATTTAAAAAATCTTTACCTTACCAGAAATGCTTTACAGTCTAAAACTAATCCTCATATTTTGACACAAGAACAATTGCTTCTCGCCCGTGCGGCAAAATGTGGCACCGGAGAATCAAATTCAGCCGGACCAATGCGTTCTTGCTCCAGTAACCGTTTCCAATAAGTTAAAATTATTTGCTATTTAATAGAAAATAATTACCATAAAACACTTAAATAATTTTAAATACTTAATATAATGAAAATATTAAGTATTGATGTCGGGATGAAAAATCTTGCTTTTTGCCTTTTTGAAATAAATAATAGTATGGAATACACCATATTAAAATGGGATGTGTTGAATCTTTGTAAAGATCAAGAACATTTATGTAAAGAACCAAAAAAAAATAAAGATATTTGTAATAAAAAAGCAAAATATTTTAAAGATGATTGTTACTATTGCAAAACACATGCAAAAAATAAAAAATACTTAATTCCTGACATGAAATGTAATAAATATAACTTAAAGAAAAAAAAAATATTGGAATTGAGAAAAATTATTGAAACATATAAATTAGAAATTCAAAAAAAATCAAAAAAAGATGATTTACAAAAAGTATTATTGGAATACTTTGAAGAAAAATATTTTGATATTGTTTCAAAAACTCGGGCCAATCAAATAAATTTAGTAACTTATGGAAGAAATATGAGAGAAATGTTTAACGAAACTTTAGAAGATATTGATATAGATATTGTTTGTGTTGAAAATCAAATTGGACCTCTGGCATTACGAATGAAAACATTACAAGGTATGATCATGCAGCATTTTATTGAAAAAGAAATACCTTTAGTTGAAGAAATTTCAGCAACAAATAAATTAAAAGAATTCTTAGACATAAAAAAAACGACATATTCTGAAAGAAAAAAATTAAGTATTATGTATACACGGCAAATATTGTCTAATAATAATAATTTGCATAAATGGATAAAAATATTTAACGAACATAAAAAAAAAGATGATTTAGCAGATAGTTTTTTACAAGGAAGATGGTATTTAATAAACAGTATTTTAAAAAATAAATAATAAATAATTAATTATGTTGAATTAATTATAAACTTGATTTTAATTAATATTTAATGCGGATTACTTAAAATTAAAAGTTCTAGTTAAAACATAAGATGGAAGAAATCAATCTAAATTTATCAGAGCCAAATTTAAATGTTATTGATAGTAATGATAAGGGAACAATTAAAATTTCTGTTAGTGAACCACTTGGAGGAAATAAAAGTGTTAATTTTGGTCCTGGAGCAGAGATGCTTATGAATCCAAATAAACAAAAATCAATGTCCCCCAAAAGTGATATAAATCTTTCGGATTTAAATAGTTTAGACGATATTAATTTAGATGCAGTGGCACCCAAAAGGAAGCGTCCCAGTTTTACAGATATCGGTAGTAATTTATTTAGTACACCTACCAATACTGCACCTAAAACAGAAACAAACTCATCGCGAATACCTAGTATAAATCCTGTTACGCCCACACCCCTTAACAAAGCAGTAGAACCCGAGAAAACTAAAACAGAAGATGGGTTCAAAACCTTTAATAATATACCTATTAATCCTAACTTAGTTCCAGAACCTCCTAGATTATCACAAGAGGAAATATTAAGAGAAAAATTAAGTTATTTAAGAAAATTGGAGGCTTTAGAGAAAAAAGGTATAACTCTCACTAAAAAATACTCTATGGAATCACCCCTTGCTGAAATGAAAGGAGAATATGAAATGATTAAAGCCGATAAAGAAAAGCAAAATAGTGTTAAATTTCAACAAAAGATTTTACTGGCTTTTGTTTCTGGTTTAGAATTTCTCAATAATAAATTTGACCCTTTTGATCTTAAACTTGATGGATGGAGTGAAGCAGTAAATGAAAATGTTGATGAGTACGATGATGTATTTAGTGAATTACATGATAAATATGGAGGAAAAACTAAAATGGCCCCAGAACTTAAATTGCTTTTCATGCTTGGAGGTAGCGGTGCTATGTTACATATGACAAACACTATGTTTAAATCTTCAATGCCTGGTATGGACGATATTATGAGACAAAATCCAGAATTGATGCAACAATTTCAGAGTGCTGCAATGAACAGTATGTCTCAACAAAATCCTGGATTTTCTAATTTTATGGGTGATATTATGGGAGGTGGAGGACCACCTACAATGCCAGTACCTCCGCGAGGATCTCCACCGGGTCCTAGTGAACAAATGAGAAGAGATCCTCCCAGTATGTCTAGAAATATGAGAAGACCTGATGTTCGTGCTAGTAGAGAACCAAATTTCAATGATGCTGTTAATATGAAAGATAATTTCCAACGAGTAAAGAAAAGCAAACGTCCTGAAATGAAAGGCCCCAGCGAATTGGACGATATCTTATCTGGATTAAAAACAAAGAAAATTAATTTAAAACAAACCGACGCTAAAAGTACTGTTAGTATTAGCGAGTTGGAAGATATGAAAGATAGTCTTGAAAAACCTAAAAAATCCCGTCGCAAGAAACCAAAATCGGAGAGAAATACAATTAGTTTAAATTTTAACTAATTAAATAATAAACATAATAAAATATAATTTTTTTGTAATTATATTTTAAATGGTCTTAGGAACGATTTTATATGAAGGACTCGATTTAACATATCATGCACTAAAATTGGGATATAATGGAGCAACATCTATTTATGGTTATTTTTGGGGTGATAAAGAAGAAATGACATCAGAAGAGATGCAAAAAATGATTGAAGAACTACAATCAAAAATAGAAAAATTAGAAGGAGAACAAAAAATTATGGAAAAACAAGAATCAACTAAAGCATTTACAACAGAAGAAATAGAAAAATTAAAAATGGCACTATCTTCAAGGACAGTTTAATATTTATATTTAATCATCCAATTTGATTTATATTTTTCAACCGCATAATTTGAAACAACTTGTTCCATAAAATAAATTCCATTCCAAAATGTTAATAATATAGTACATCCCACTAAATAACGTTGATAATCTTCGTCAAACATATCATAGTGTGAATTATATACACTTAGTGTTAATGCACTATGAGCAATACATCCAGGTGCTCTTATCCATAAATTTAAAAAATTATTTATTCTTTTTTGAGTTAATTTTTTCATGCACATATTTCTAGTTAAAAACATATTAATATAATTTATTCCTCCTGGTAATCCTGTTAAGAAAAATAAACTATGATTCAATAAAAATCCAGAATTCATATTTAATCCTATGGGTAAAGCAACACCACACATTAATATATGATGAAGCCAATCATCAAATAATAATCTATTATAATAATTAATTATATGATAACTGTGGAGAGAAAGAGTTATAATAGATGGACCATAGTTTACTGGATAACTATAAAAGTTATCTAAATTTGTATATGTATTTTGAAGGTCTGTTAGACAGGCATAAGTAATGAACATATTACTTATACCGTGAAGTAAATAATAGGTACCTTGATATTTATTTTGTAGTAATTTATCTATATTACAATAAAATATTGTTAAAAATATATAAAATATTACTCCATTTATGATTTGCATATATATATGTATTAAATTATTTTTAATACATATATTTTTATTATTTAATTTTATTTGTGTCGTGTTTTCTTTTTTTTCTTGTTCGTCTACCTCCTCTTTTTCCCGGATAATTTTTAGGCGACATTTTTTGAGTTTTTCGACGCATTTGTAAAATCTCTCGGGGAGTTTTTGATTCAACTGTTGATATATATCTTTTAGGATATTTCTTTGCTTGTTTTATCATAATTTGTTTGGCCAAATTAGAATACTCTCCCCCCTTTTTTTTTCTACCACCGCCATATTTACGTGTTTTCCCCCGTTTTCTATTTCTATTAATAGCACTTTGTTTTTTATTAAGAACACGTCGTCCCATCTTTCTTTCATGTCGTCGTCTCTTTCTAGTTCTAGCACTTCTTTGCCCAGATGTTGTCCTAGATTTATCATAATTTTCAGACATTTTCTTTATATTATCCTTTAATTTTCTCATTTTACCAGGACAACCATTTCCCGAATTTTGAATAAAATTTCCTACTTTTCCTAAAATTTTATTTTTTGTTCCTGATGCTGGATCATGGCTCTTGCCAACTTCTAATTTTAAATCAACATGAACTTCTATATCAAAAACTAAAGGACTATTTTTTTTATTAAATCTTGCCAATTCTTTAAATTTAAAACTCATTCCATCTTTTTGTGATATAATTCCAGCATCTTTTATTTTAAATGATTGATTTTTTGATGGCCTAACTAATTTATGAATATCTAAATGTTTATCATTTGAAAATTTAGCAGTTATAAATGTAGGAAGAAATGTCATACCACTTTCTTTTTTTTTTCTTTTAAAAGAAGATTCAAAACGATCATAATTTGATTCATTATATTTTCTTTCAATTGGAACAGTTATTCTATCCAATGGGTTAACTCCTATAGGTATTCTAACATTAATACTATGGCCATCTACATCTACTGTAATTAATCTACCTCCTATACTACTATTGCCTGTTTTTTCTCGTACTATTTTACCTGATTTAAAATCTCTAGGAACAGAAAATTCCAATGATTTTTTATTTCCAGAACCTTTTATTTTTGGATTATGAGATTTTGTTTGGGAGAGAAAAGATGTATTTACGATTTTTTCCACTTCCCTATTTAATTTTTTTTTCATAGATTGTTGAACACTATAATTTGGTCCTCCTCTTCCTACAAACTCAGGATATAAAGGTTCATTATTATTTCCTAATTTGAAATATTTGTCAAAAAGATCTGCACCTTTTCTACGTAATTCACGCAATAATCTATTTGTTTGTCGAGAATTATAGGCGTTATAAGCAGTTAAATAACTCTTAATAATATTTATTGGGACAAAAGGGGAACTACATACATACATTCCCAATTGAGGAATTAATGTTAATATTTGAACACCTCCTTGATCTTGAGGAATAGACTCCAAACTACGTATTATTTTATGTCCCTTTGATTTTGGAGAGATAAATTCTAAATCATAGGTTTTTTGAATTTTACCATACATCCTTTTATTAATTTCCGCCTTAACCATTGCTAATTTACCATAGTTAGGGTCACTTCTATTCCTTGGTGTATATCTAACATAATCCCCAGGGTTTAAAGGTCTATTAGGAATATCTATTGTAAAATCAGGAAAATTTTTTCGTGTGAGGTTAAACAGTTTGTTTCCTGAAAAATTAGTTTTAAATTTAAATGTTATTCTGTATAATACATTTCCCGGAGGACAACTTTGAGGTATATATGAATTTTTCGTTATAGATGGAACAGACATAGATATAAATTGGAGAGAAATTTATACACGCAACATAAAACTATTTAAGTTCCTTAAATATTCTCGACGTTGCTCCTTTTTTCTTGCTTTTTCTAAAACCTTATGTGCTTTATCAATCTCATCTTGTGAAACCTCCCCGTCTTTATTTAAATCCAGCAAATGTTCAAATTTTCTATATTTTTTAGGAATAATACAATAGTCACTTTCTTCATTAAAAAGATGATTTGCTAAAACGGTAAATACGGCTGTTAATGCTAAAGCAGTCAAAATATCCCTTGAACCCATCCATGATATTGCAAAAATTAAAAGTTGACGTCCTACATTATTTTTTAAATACTCTTCTTGCGATTTACTTAATTCAACTGTAATATATTTAGAACCTACATTTAACATTATCATTACTACACCAGCAAAAAATTTGCTATTATTTAAATAACCTAAATACTCCATAAGTGTTGTTAACATCTCTTAATATTTATATATATTCTTTTTTTCTAACAATATTTAGGTTTTACTTTAGGATAAATAAATATTAAGAATTTCCTAAATGCTTTATTACATTTAATGTTGATATTGTTTATACCCACCATTTGTCTGACCATCTAGTTGTTTTGTTGATGCAATATTATTTTTTTCAGCACTTGTTTTCATTTTTCTATCTAAATCAACTTGACATGGAGATGAAAAACTTGTAGGAGACCATTTCATTATTTTAGGAGTAAATCCTTCTTTTAATGAAACATATTCTTGTTTAGAATTAATAAAAAGTATAATAATAAAAGCAATAATAACGCCACTGGTCACCCCGAAATTATATGTTAAATAAACACATAAAAACATTACTAAAGCCATAAAATATTTATTAAAAGATAAATTAAGCAAAAATTCTGGCTGTTTATAAAATAAACACACTAATAGTGCTAAGAGAACATATTCAGTATATAATTTCATATATATATTTCGATATATATTTTTTATAATTATCTAGTTTATTAATTTTAAATTAAAATCTATATTTTTTATAAGTATGACATCAACATTAGGATTTTCATCATTTAATGATAGTGATAATACTCTATCTAAATCTAGATTTAAAAAAAATAAAACTTTAAAAAAGAAAAGTAAAAAAGTTGCTACTTTCCTAAAAAGTATGGAAGAGGATGATGATAATTTAGCAGATTTTGATTCTTCTTTTAATCCGCCTGCACAACCAGAATTAACAAGACAACCTGATTCAGTGAAAGAAAATAATACCAGCATCGATGATGCTGTTACTCCAGAAGCATTTACACAAATGGATGATCAACAAACATCTAATATGAACTATCAAAACTATTACAATACTTATGTACCTTATTACAATAAAGCAGCAAATAATGCTAATTTACATGGCTCCAAAGATGAACTTATGAAAAAACTTAATTATATGATACATCTTTTAGAAGAAAATAAAGAAGAAAAAACTAGCAATGTAACAGAAGAATTAGTACTTTATATGTTTTTAGGCGTTTTTGTTATTTTTACTGTCGATAGTTTCGCTCGTGCCGGAAAATATGTCCGTTAAATATTATTTAGTTAATACCATTATTAATCATTTTAGTAATACTTAATAATATTTAATCCCTTAATATAATTTTATGTTATTCAATCTATAATCATTACATCTTTACTATTAAATGGTCTATATGCAAAATTATAAAAGTAATAAGATGTAGTAATTTTTTTTTGATAACTATAACGATTTAGAATATTTTTTAGAATAATATTGTTATTGGAAATATTTTCTATAAATAATTTTGTACAGGTTATTTCCTTTCTTATTAAATCAAGTATGGAGAGAAAACTTAAACAAAAAATTGGCTCACGCGTTTCATAAAAACTTGCAATTAATTCTATACTACGCTTACCATTGTAGTATGTATGACTATTTCTAAAAATAAAAAAATCAAAGGGTTCTTTGTATATCATAGTGACACCAATATAAATTAATTTTTTTTTAACCATGTGTAAAATATGAGATATGTAAGGAAAAAGTGTGCATTTAAAACTAGATTTATCAAGACGTTTAAAAACATCATGAAATAAATCAAAATTTTCACTACCAATAAGTACTGAATTGATCTCAAGTTCATCAAACTTTATATTTTTTGGCCATTTTTCAATATCAAAAAGATAATTATAATAATTTGTTAATGGAACAATTGCATTTTTAGACCCCTCTCGTTTAAACAAAAATATACAATTTTTATGTTTTTCTCTATGTTTAACATAATGTGTATAAATAATTTTAGGAGCAATACCCTTCTTACGGTGTTTTTCATGAACACATAGAAAATCTACATAATATAGAGGAAATAACTTATTATCTATTTTACAAGTTAATGGTCGTGTAGTCATTGTTGCTATTATTTTTTTTTGTTTTTCAATAAAAGAAAAATAACTTTTATCGTTATGACCCTTTAGATAATTTATAACACCATGTTTGGGTGGTTTATAAAGTTCATGTTTATGAGGCATGTAATTATTTTTAATGAAAAATTCACATAGTGCCTTTTTTTGAGTTGGCATTTTAAAAAATTCAAAGAAAAATATAGTTTCATCATAATATTTATTTTTTTCAGGAGGTTCATGTTGTATAATACCCGGAGGCATTAACCAATAGTAAAGATTATGGAAATGGAAAACAGGTTGCTTCGACCAAAAAGGATATTTTAATTTAAAATAAGCAATAAGTATTATAATAATAGCGATAATGATAAGAATATAGTATAGTAATAACATTATTATACTATAATATTAACAAATGTTGATTTTAACATATTATACAACATTTGGTGGATTTCACTAATATTTGTTCAAATCTTCCCAGTATTATATGATGGTGATATGTATACGTATATAGTCAATCATGATAGTTATGTGGAAGTGTTACAAAAAGACGCTTTACACGACGTCCTGCGACTCGCTCGGCATCACCAACATGAGGAGCATAACCACTTTCAAAAAGTTCAAGAAATGCACGAATATATAATTTTTCACGCTGCCCCGAAACACTTAACATAAAAAGTTCTTGTTTGCCTGATGCAAACCTTTCTACTAAATTAAAAAAATTTGCCCTCAATTCTTTTTGAAATTTTTCTTTATCTTTATTCCATCGACTTTCATATATTGTACTTAAATCATTCCAACTAGGGATAGCATTAGTGTTATCACTATCATTTTTAATTAAAGATTCTCTTACTTCTCGTTCAACATCAGTAGGCTTAACAGAAGAAGATTCAACTGAAGACATATCCCAACTTTCCATTATAATATTTTAATAAGAAAAATTTTAAAATATTATACGAATAAAATAATGAAATAAACAAATAATTAATAATTAAATAATTTATCAACATTAGGAAATCGGATATCACAAATATAAGGATGTATAATTCGTCCTGTATTATCTTCGTTTTTTATCATAACATGGGCGTATATGCTAGAATTATGAATATTAGTTAATAAAATACCTTCTACTGGGCTTTCTAAATGTAATGTGTCTCCCATATGCGGAGATGGTATAACAATTACTTTTGTGCCAACAAGAGAATCTTTTTTATTTTTTGCTAAATAGTTCTTTAGAAAGTTAACTTCATTTTGGAGTTGTGTAACCAATTCATCTCTAAGTCTTTGACTTGCTTCCATAAAAAGTTTGCTCATTCTGGTTTATAAAGAATATACATATATTGATACTCATACATAGCCTTTACAAGATCAATTTTCCCCTTAAGTATAAAACCTGTTTGTTTTGCAAGAGCAAGTATTTTTTTTTGTGTTTCCATATGCAATGTATGAACATTTTTTCTAACATTACCTGAACTATCGTCTTTAAATGTTTCGACAAATTCGGCTTTATCATTTGGTTTATCAAATTCAAAATTGGCTTTATATTGAAAATCTTTAAATTTAACAAGAGAGTTCGTTATACGGTTTTTTGCATATTTCTGTGCTGAAACTATATGTAGTGGGTCTGCTGAATTAATAATGGGATCAAATTTATCACGATTTACTAAGTGTAATACGAAATAACCTCCAGGTTTCAACCAATTGTAACAATTATCGATGAATGTTTTTTTATCATTAATGTAGTAGATTGTGAAGTAAAGACAACTAATAACATCAAGTGATGATTGTTTATAATTTACAGCATCTAATACATTTCCTTTTTTAAATTCGCTTTTAGGATATTTTTTTTTGGCTTTATCAATCATAGATTGAGAATTATCCAAACCACTTGCATTAAACCCTTGTTTTTTAAATAAGTTTACATGATGTCCATTACCGCAACCCATATCTACTAAAGTCTTATTCTTTGTAGGCTTTAATATATGTGTTAATTCTCTTATTTCATAATTATTTTTACCATTATCTAAAACTAAATCATCATAAATACCACAATAAAAATCATCATACAGATTATCATTTTTCTTTACTTTAAATTTTTCCATTTGTGTAAAACCTTCTGGAAATGGATGATGATAATTAACATAGTTTAATACTAAAAACAGTACTCCTAAAAACACAAACAATCGAATCCAAATATTTATTTTTGAGATACTTTTCATTGTTTTTTTTATCATATGAGTAAATGATTTCATTATATGTATTAATATTATATTTTTTATATGAAAATTTAATATAAATGAACGAAAATGATATTAATGATGTTCGCTTAATAAAAAATTTTAGAGGAACCACATTTTCAAAATATAAAAAAAATGATGCGAAAAAAGAATTACTAAATAATTTAGTAAATAGTAAATTAGAACAATCTTGTTATTGGTCTGCAGAATTCATATGTAGTGGACATTTTATTGATTTATGGGATATTATTTTTGAATTTGCAGCCAAATATATTCATTTGGGAAATCCTAAATTACCATACTATTTAAAAATAAGGTTGGATGAATTTAAAAATATTGTAAATACTGGATATCAAGATAATATTTTAAAAATAAGAAATAATGATAAAATCCGTAAATTATTTGCAGAAATAATATGTATTTTATGCTCTTCTAATAAAAAAAATGCAATAGAAAATATTAAAATACAAAAAGAAGATTTAAGTATGATGAAAATAACACATAAATTAAAAGCGGATTCTATAAACTATGCTAAAATTATTTTTAAGGATGAAGATCCTAAGGAATTATTTGTTTCTATAAATGAATTTGCTTGGAATATTTCTAAAAATAAAAAAAACTCACGATCGGCATGTTATTGGGTAGAATGGATTTATAATTTTGAATCTTTAGTAAAAAAAGAAAATAAGAAGTATTGTGCGACAAGAAGAGTAATTGAAGTAGACCCGAAGTACCAGACAGATATAGTTTGGATTTTATGGGATTGCCTTTGTTATGAAGCCAACAAAAGAAACTCTAGTATGCTTAAATTAGTTAAAAATTTACAAGAACTTTTTTGTTTAAAATTTAAACCTGGAGTAAAGAAAAAAAGAAAGTATTTGATATATTTTGCGATACATTTATTAACAGAAACAGTGAATAATAAAATTCCTATTATTGAAAATACTAATTTAGTAGATGATATTGTTAAAAAGATAAATATTATTTATAAACAAATAAAAAAAAATGAAATTAAGCCAAAAACTGATTATTTATTTAATAATTCAATGACAAATACTAATTTAGAAAAAACTGTTAAAAAATTAGATAAAATGAATGCGTTGATGACACAAGGAATTATACCCAGGAATTAGAATCATTTTTTTTATAATACTTTAGGTAAAAAAAAATATAATTGTATATTATAAATGAGTAATCCAGGAAATAAAAGACTTCAAAGAGCAAAATACGGTGCATCACCATCAGCCGTTGAGGGTTCAACTACTACTAACACACATTTCACAAATGGTAGAGAAATGAGTGTATCTAGACAAACTGGGTCTGTTATTAATAACGGGGGAAATATGATGAGCGGATTATACCCTAGAATTGGTATGGGGTTAGGATTTTTACGTAGAACACGTGTTGCAGAAGATTGTGGAAATTGCAGACCTTTAGAAGATGTTACAGATACAACTCAATTGCAATTAGCGAACGCATATATATCCTCTTTCACCCCCGCCGCCCAAACAGTGTTGGTAACTGCTGCTGCTACTGCCCTCACAGTAGCCGCCGCCGATGCCACCAACGCCACCAACGCTGCCAACGCCAGCAATACTGCCCCCGCCCTAGCAGCGGAAGCAGTTGCAATTAAGGCCGAAGCAGACGCACTCGCCGATTACAATGCTAAAAATGCCGTATTAGTCGCAATGAACGCTAAAAAGACAGCAGCCGACAACTATGTTGCTGCACAAAATGCAACTACTTTGGCTGCATGGCTTGCCGCTTAAATTTAATATTCTATTTGAATTATTTAAAAATTATAATTTTTATTTAAAATTTATAATTTTCTCGGAGTTTTTTATTTTTTCTCTCTATATTACATAATGGCTAGAAGAAGCAGAAGAAGATCCCGCACTCGCAGACGCCGCCGAACCCGCAAGGGAGGTTCCGCTGCCCCCAAGATGCGTAAACGCACTCGTCGTCGTCGCAAATCCCGCAGACGCAAACGTCGCTAATTTTATTTATCAAATTTTAAATAAAAATATAAATATTGTTTAAATGATTAAAGAATATTTATTAACAAGTTTAATTTTACTTGGTCTAGATTTCATATATTTATCTTCAACAACAAATTACTTTAACGATCAAGTTAAATTAGTTCAAGGATCCAACATAAAACTTAATATGTTAGCAACCATTACATGTTATATTTTACTTTCTTTAGGAATATTTTATTTTATTATCAAAAAAAATTTATCTTATTTAGAGTCATTTTATTTAGGAATATTTGTATATGGTGTATATGATTTAACTACTATGGCAATACTTAAAAATTGGAAATGGTATACAGTTGTGATGGATACATTGTGGGGAGGAATATTATTTGTTCTAGTAAAGTTTTTCTTTGAAAAACTATATTATATTGTTTGAAGCCTCTCTCGTCGAGGTTTTAATTCGGGATTTAAAACAACCATTTCAACACTATTTTCTTCTTTTTTTTCATCAACAGTAAACGCACTGTTTTTACCGGGAATTGCTAATTTAAAATTATATTTTACTAAATCCCGCATCTTATATATTTCCAGTTGACGTATCCTATTGTTTTCTTTTCTAATAAAGTTTTTTAAGATTTTTAACATAAACATACTAATTGTATTATTAATCATTTGAAACACTTTTATAATACCACCAGTCACCCCTAATATTTCAAATGTAGCGACGACCCCTGTAGCCCTATATAACCAATAATCACCCAATGCTGCCACTAATAAACTATTAGATACAATCAATACCCATATTAATATGGTTTGAAATTTTATTTTTAAATTAGGATTAACATCATAATTAGGTAATTTTTTTTCATCTATGAAAAGGTCTTGATAATAAAGAGGCTTTGATGCAGTATAATATACTATCCATGGAAAATTCCAAAAAAGGAAAAAAGCAGCAATTCCCATAAAAACAGGTATATAAACATAATTTTGAAATCCTTCATAAATTAATGCAATTGGTCCTAGTGCAATAGGTAAAAAGTATCTTTTTATAGGTATTTTTTTACAACATAGGTTACAATTTTCACAGCACGATTTATCTTTATCCTTATAACACATATACTTATTAATAATTCAAAATCTCTAATTAATTTATGTAAATACTAATACATAAATTAATACACAATAAGTTTTAATAATATAAATTGTATATTTTATCTAGATTTTAATATTTATAATTTGTATATGAATATATCAGAATCAAAGAAAATTCCCAGCATTATGAAACCTATTACTCCTGATCCTTCCAAAAATACATTTACTGAAAGAATTTCTAGAACTATTTCTAAAAAACCCACTGTAACAGAATCATTATCTTCAAAACTCTCGGGGATTAAATCTATTGGACAAACTTTTTCCCCAACGCAGGACCCAACTCCAAGTGGTGATGGTGTAATGGTCATTAAAATTTTATTAATAGTATTAGCAATTGCTTTTTTAGCATACAATGCATATCTCTATTTTTATGAAAGAACTGATATTTTTCAAAAGTTTTTTGGAATTGTTCTTTTTAAAACAGGACAAGGAACAAGTAATGTTTTTAATAACACTGGACAAGGTGGTAAAAAAATAGTAGATGTTGTAGAAAAAACTGGAAAAGGTGTGGGACAGGCTGTGGCAGATACAGGTAGAAATATTGAAGAAAGATCTACATTAAAAAAATCCATAGAAAAACCTAAAAAAAGAAAAGAAAAACCAGTTGATTCCGATGATTCGACAGAAAGTAATATCCAACACAAAAAGTCAACCGGATATTGTTATATAGGAAGTGATAGAGGATATCGTACTTGTGTTAAAATGACAGGAGGAGATACATGTGCATCCGGTAAAGTATTTCCCTCCAAAGATATTTGTGTAAATCCTAGTTTAAGACGATAAACCACAAAATTTAACATAAAAAATAACTATTAACAATATAAAAATAATATAAATATTATACTATTTATACTATTATAATGAGTGCAATGAAATTATTAATTAATATACAAAAAATGGAAAATGGTATAATTTGGGGAGGAATTTTTGGATTATCTGTTTTACCTATTCAACTTGGGATAAGTAAGTTTTTAATACCTAAATTAGAATTTAAAGAAGACGCAAATAATTTTATTACAGAACAATCATTTAAACTATTATTGTCAACATTTACAGTTGTAGGATTTATTTACGGATATAATACAAAACATCGTTTTGTAAATTAAATTAATATTACACCTTTGAACATTTAAAACGCCGACTATAAAGGTTATTATTCAACATCTTCTGCTTTTATATATTCCATACAATATTTTATAAAATCAAAATAATCATAAACATTACCAGCTGGTTGTGTAATTAAAAATATAAAATATTCAGTATGATTTATTCTAACATCTTTAAAGGTTTTTCCTTTATGCTTTCCTTTTTGAAATACGGTATGTTCCATTTTATTTATTTATATTTAAAATTTAATTTTTAAATCAATTTTTATACATCAGCGTTTAAAATGTTCAAAGGTGTAAAAAAATTAAATATTATTAACTAAATATTTAATTTTTGACTTATGAAGAAAAGAACCATTTGAGAGAAAAATATGGTGGGAAAATTTTTAAACTATCATCTGAAGTAAGATCAGGGCCTGATTTCACCATATTTTCAATAGCAATGCCAGACAGAGCATAACTATGATATCTTAAATTAGATAAAAATCCATTAAATCCGTTAAATTTGCTTACAAATACATCACCATAATTTTGTTTTGGCACAGATCTAAATGTGTGTCTATTTACAATTGTTCCATTAATAAATGTATCCATATATTTACCTCTACATCTCATATTAACTAAAATCCATTTATTTAATGGAATATTATCTACTTCTACTTCTTCAATAACGTTATTAAATGTATTCATAACAATAACTAAAGCATTTTTGGTTTCATGAATATATAATCCTGGTGCATTATTAGGGAAAGCCATGTCAGATACATTAACGCCGTCAAAATCTTTTCTCATACCAAAATTCTGCTGCGAACCCTTATGGAAAATGTGTTTTCTTTGACCGGTCCCATTGCTACCAGGTTTTGCTAAATCATCGATAAATAACCATACTGACCATGTAAATTCCAATCCTTCCCTTTCATTAACAGACCTTATAATGGGTTTTGATCCTTTTACGCCGGGATTTTGATGAACAACTGTAGTTTTTTTTCCCGGTCTTAATCCTTTAATTAAAATAGGATTTTTTTCTGGAGAAGTTAAATATCCTAAAACTATTGAACCAATTCTTATTGCATAAACAAAAATTATTAAAACTAAAATAAAGAAACAAACCTTTGCAACAAGAGTATTTGAATACAAAAAACTGGTTGTTCCTGAAACAACTTTATTATTCCTAAATTTAGAGAACATACCACCTGCTCCGTTTTTCGCTCCTGCAACTGCATTTCCTAAACTCGCCAATGGACTGTTATAATTACTTGCAAAACTACCGTAAGACATACTTATATATTATAAATAATATAATTAGAATTCGAAACCAGTTATTTCTTCATTATCTTTCATAAATGACATTTTCAACTTATATTTATTAAGTAAATCTGTTAATGCATTGCCACCCGGACCTTCTCTGTAAATTTCATATGCTTCACGTGGACTAATTGTTCTTGAAAAATATCTAAATTTGGATGTTGCTCCTGAAAATCCTTTCTCTGGAGTCAATTCAATATTAGCATTTTTATCCATTTTTGGAACACCACTTAACACATGAGTGTTTACTAATTTCCCATCAATATAAGTATCAACTGTTCTATTATTTGTAGCAATAATAATATTGCACCATTTTTGAATTGGAATATTTTGAACAGACCAATTATCTACATTGCCCGATGTAGTTGTTAAAGACAGATCTAAATCATTTGTCGATGGTGCTAAAGAAACACTTGGAGAAAGTGTATTTGTTTCTGTATTTGATCTCCTAAATATAACCTTGGGTTTACTATATTTGTACTGCCAATTATCGACATAAATCCATACAGAAAATGTAAAATCAACTGATGTTGGGTTTCCGGGAAGTGTATTTGCTAGAATTAAATGTCTGGTTTTTGCACTTCCTCCCATAGATAAACTTTGATTTGTAGTATCCGAAAAAACATATTTCCAGACAAGATAAAGTATGACAATAACAATAACTCCTAAAATAATTGTTTGAAAATTCATAGTATAATATTAAGTTAGAAATTTATCTAAACAATTGGTGGATTTTTATTTTTTAAAAACATATAATTAGCATTAATTCTTTCTTTTGACATAATTCTAGGGAAATATAAAACATTACAAACACCCCCTCCTATACCATTATCGGCACCTACACTAATATTATCCAAACTCATATAAGGAACTACTTTTTTAAATGATGCTACCAATTTAGAGTTTATAAATATATCTAATATACCACTATCATAGTTAACAACTACATTATTCCATCTTTGCAACGGAAAATCATTTACCTTATACACAATTGGTTTTTTATTCTTTCCATTATTCATTGTTATTTTTAATGAATTATCTAATCCATTATACGATATATTTGGCTTCCCACCATAATCTAACACAGTTGTATGTTTTGCATATTGATCTCCAAAATTTGGTGCCTGAGCACGTATAAAAAACCATGCACTAATCGCATAATTATAATTATACTGAATATCATATCCTACTGATTTTAATTCTTGATGATTGCCTAAATATTTTTTATTTTTTAAATAAATTGGTTCTCTAAGTAATACTTTTGCCTTTTGAATTTTTTTTATCTGGATTTTTTCTTTTTTTAAATCTTCTAAATAAATTTTTGTTTCGCTTATATTATGTTCCAAATCAAATATCTCTCCAGAATGTTTTTGTATTAAATTAATTGTTTCTGTAATTGTTTCTTTACAATCTTCTTTATTTTTGGTTACAGTTGAGTTATCACACATATCACTGCTAACATAACCATAATTAATTAAAAATAAAACAAGTTCCTCTTCATTAGATTTATCATTTAAATTACGTCGTTTAATTTCTTTCCATCCATCTTCAGGAATTCTTTTTCCTTTTTCAGAGTGAGAATTTTTTTTCAATGATTGTAAGCGTTTTTCCATTGTTTTCAAAGATTTTTCAGAATCATTAATTTTATTTTGGATAATTATTTTTTTATTATTTTTATCAAGACTAGTTGTATACATATATTTTGTAAAAATAGGGATAACAATAAGAAGCGTTATTAAAATAATTTCAAATGCAAAAATATAATAAACTGCGGCCGGAGTGTGCCTTAGTTCATTAAATAAAAATTTTACTAAATCAAAAAATATACAAGGAATAATAAATATAGCATAAAATAAAACATTAATAATTGGATATTTACTTAGAATTTTTTTAAAAGAAATAGAACCCGTCAAGTATTTGTACGACAAAAATAGCCCTGCTAATAAAGCCCCTATCATTAACATAACAGACCCGGAAACATTAAATAAAATACTTTTACTTACTAAAAATGCAAACGCCGCTAATATTCCCATTACCACCCCGACGGATATTAAAATATATAAGTAGTTTGAAGAATTTTTATATAACCAATCTTCTTTATCTATATTATCTCCTGTTCCAGGATATGTTTGAGTTAAGTTTTTTGAAAATTTAACAAAAAATATTGCCAAACAAATAATTCCAATACCTATTAAAAAATAATTTAAATAATAAGAATAATCAGAAAGAGAGTATTTTACACCGTCTCTTGTAATATGTGGATACTCGGGGTACCCGTTGTTAATAATATAATAAATTATTCCACAAAATAAAGCAAAAAATAATAATACAAAACTAAATTGTCGATTATTTGCTGGACCGTCCCATGCACCCCACTTAGCATAACCTATATTATTTCTAGTTTTTGGAAAAATAGGAAATATAAACCATAATAGTTGCCCGACCCACTTTAATGGTATAATTATTAAAGTAGTTATAATATATTTAATAATATCAATTGTTCTAATGTAAGAATCAGGTAAATTTCCCTTCTCCCTATAATAAAATATACCATACCCAATAATAAAAATAATTGTAAATACTAATAAAACCAATGGGGTATAAACTATTGCAGATGTAACACCTTTTAAAACAGAACTCATTTATATTTTATTAACATTAAATAAAATATAATTAACCTATAAAACTTATTCATAAATGAATAATTTATAAATTATTCATTGATGTTTTATTAGCATGACAATTATTGCACAAAGCTGCTAAATTAGAAACATCATTTGTCCCTCCGAATTGCAAATCTATTTTATGATCAACCTGAAATGTATGTGTTAATTGTTGATTACATGTATTACATTTCCATCCTTGTTGGGACGCTATATATTTTTTTTTTGTTTCACTGACACTTCTTTTTATCTTTGGTTTAATAAACTGTCCTCCTGCCTGTGGATAAGGATTAATTGTATACGAAATATTTGATTGTTTCCCCATTTGATTCACTTTATCTCTTGCATTTGTAAAATCAAACAGAGGAGTTAACATATCTCGGGTATTATTATCTACTGGCATGTATTTTATAAGTTCGGTCGCATGTTTTACTAAACTTTTTGTTTCTCCCGGATTTTTATTTACAAATAAATAAATACTTAACCCGACAAATGCAAATGTAGCCATTCTAAAATATTTTTTCCCTTTCATTATATATTCAGTAAATTTACCATCATAATACGTATTTGCCACTAAAAATGCAGTTATTATAAATATTAAAAAATTAATTTTCATATATATTATTAAATATATATAAAACAAATTACTTTTACTTTGTATATCTAATTTAAGCCTTTTTGTAAATCATGCCTAAACGAGGATGTTTTCTACCCTTGTAGGTTTTTCCTTTGTATTTAAAAGAAGCCAAACCTTTCTTTTTTGCGTTTAACATAAGTTTGAAGTATGGGTTAAGTCCTCTTTTTTTACCCTTCTTGCGGGTTTTTCTCTTTTTACGTGTACTTCTTGATTTTCTACTCTTCTTACCTTTTTTGCCTTTTCTTCTGCGACGTCTCCCTCCAAGAAGTGAACCAACATTTGATTCCACTGAAGATGCCTCAGGTCCGTCGGTGTCCATATCAGGTGTTTCCACTTCGGGAGCAGGTTCATCAGAACCACCTTTTTGTTTTTTACGTCTAGAGCGAGATCTTCTACGAGTTTTTTTAGCCATTATATAATTTGATTATATTATTATTTTAACGAACAAAATTTCCTAAACTTTACTTTTTATAAAAATAAATAATAGTTAAAATCATTAAAATAACTACACCACTTTCTATATATTTTTTTCGAGTTTTAATTACTTCTTTATTTTTCATTTCTTTTGGTTTATATTCTTCATAATAATTCTCTAAATCTTCGTAAAAACCTATTTCTGGCTTTTTTAATTGTTTGTTAATTTTATTAAATATAAAGTGTATCCACTTCATAAATGACATTCTTGAACTTAAATATGGGGTAACTGGATATTTATCTAAAAGATCTAAAAAATTATTTCCAATAGGATTCATTGGTATAAAAACAGGTAAATTTTGTATAAAATCATAATATTTTTTTATAATAACATCATTTGGATGTTTTGGATATGTAATTGCCATAGTTTGCAATGTAAATTTTAAATGAGGAAGCCAAACATTGTGATTCAATCCCATTATATAGCAAATGATATAAAAACATATTCATTTTAACATATATATATATTATGTTAAACCGAGACAGTTACGAATTACCACACTATTGTAATAATTGCGGAAAAAGAGGACACACTTATAACCAATGTTCTAAACCCATTACAAGTGTAGGCTTGATAGTAATAACTAAAGAATATAATAATATTAAATATTTAATGATATGCAGAAAAGATAGTTTAGGTTATGTTGAATTTTTAAGAGGAAAATACAATTTATATGATAAAAATTATATACAAAACTTGATTGATGAAATGACAAATAAAGAAAAACAAAGTTTATTGACAAAAAGTTTCAATATATTATGGAATGAATTGTGGGGTAAATTTAGTCATACTCAATATAGACAAGAAGAGAAAACGTCACATGATAAATTTATGGAATTAAAAGAAAACATTTACGATATTCATAGCGGAGAAAGATTTAATCTTAAAACATTAATAGAGCGTAGTCCAACAAATTGGGACCATCCAGAATGGGGATTTCCAAAAGGAAGAAGAAATTATCAAGAAAACGATATTCTATGTGCCTTGAGAGAATTCGAAGAAGAAACGGGAAATTCAAGAAAAGACATAAATATTATTAATAATTTAAAACCATTTCAAGAAATATTTACTGGTTCAAATTATAAATCATATAAACATAAATATTTTTTAGGTTATATTGAAAATCCTATTATTCATAATAATTTTCAAAAAAGTGAAGTTAGTGATATGAAATGGTTATCTTTAGAAGATTGTTTAAATAAATTACGACCATATAATTTAGAAAGAATTGAACTAATAAATAATATAAATAAAGTTTTACATAAATATAGTTTAATCTCATAATATATTATTATGGAAGAACAAATAGATAAAAAAGTTTGGACAGAAAAACCTTTTAAAATAGAAAATACACATTTACGTGAACAAGGAATTGTAGATTCCAAATTTAGATTAATAGGAATTAATGGGAAAAAATTAAGAATTAAAAGAAATAATCAAACTGGTAAAATAAAAATGGTTCGAAAAAAAAATTGGAAGCAAAAATATCAGGATTTTTTTTATAATTTACATGATCCATGGATTAAATTATATTCATTTGAAGAACCTTCGTCAACTGATTTATGTAATGAAGAAAGAGTGAAAAATTGTGAATTAAAAAATAAAGTATGTAACCCCCGTACAGGAAGATGCAATAAAACAAAAAAAAAACTAAAAAAAATAAAAAGTAAAACAAAACAATCTAAAACAAAATCTAAAACAAAACAATCCAAAACAAAACAATCCAAAACAAAACAATCCAAAACAAAACAATCTAAAACAAAACAATCCAAAACAAAACAAGTTTTTGATAAAGTTCCTTCTTTAGAACAAACATTAGGAAAAGATATTGTACAAACGTCTCGAGACGAAGACATTATACAAACGTCTCGAGACGAAGACATTATACAAACGCCTCGAGACGAAGATATTGTACAAACGCCTCGAGACGAAGACATTATACACAGTATTAAAGAAGTTATATCACCTAGTGATACAACTAAACTAGAAGAAGAAGAAGAATTAAAAGAACTTATGCAAAAAAATGATTCGCCGGACATAATGTCTAAAAGTATTTCTATATCAAAACAAGAACTAAAAGAAAATTTCTCTCATCAATGTCAAGAACTTATTGATAGTATTAAGGGAAATCTTAAAAATTTATCTATTCAAAGCAAAAAATATCAAAGTCTTTTGCAATGTACAGAAAATAAAAATAGAGAACAATTAGAAGAATATAAGAAAATAGATAAACTTTTATATCCACATTTAGATGATCCTAATATAGCATTAAAAATTGCAAATAAAAAAGAGTTTAGAGATGTTGAAATACCAGAAAAAACTAGAGAGCAAATTGATAATATAGAAGAAGAGTCTAATAAAATTTGCAGTCCCAATATGCAATTTGAATTAGAACCACATCAAAAATTTGTACGTAACTTTTTATCATTTCAAAGTCCTTATAATAGTTTATTAATCTATCATGGTTTAGGAACAGGTAAAACTTGTTCTTCTATTTCGGTTTGTGAAGAAATGCGTAATTATTATCAACAAATAGGTAGTAATAAAAAAATTATGATTGTTGCAAGCCCGGTTGTTCAAGAAAATTACAAATTGCAATTATTTGATGAAAGAAAACTCAAATTAATTAATGGATTATGGAACTTAAAAGCATGTACGGGTAATAAATTCATTAAAGAAGTAAATCCTATGAATACAAAAGGTCTTTCAAGAGAAAGAGTTGTTAAGCAAATAAAAAAAATTATAAGACAATCCTATGAATTTTTAGGTTATACTGAATTTGCAAATAAGATAGATAAAATTATGAAAAAAATATCAAATAATAATGATAAAAAAATAGTATCAAAACAAAGACGTGCTATAGAACGGGAATTTTCCGATAGACTATTAGTTATAGACGAAGTTCATAATATACGGGCAAATGATGTAAAAAGAAGAACTACTAAAAATTTACAAGATTTAGTAAGTTTTTCTAAAAATATGAAATTACTTTTATTAACAGCAACTCCTATGTTTAATGAAGCAACTGAAATAGTATGGTTAGTTAATTTAATGAATTTAAATGATAATAGATTTCCTATTAAAGTCAGTGATATTTTTACAAAAGAAAATACTTTTATAGAGGACGAGAGACAGTCTGGAAAAGACATTTTAATTCAAAAATTAAATGGATATGTTTCATATGTTAGTGGAGAAAATCCATTTAAATTTCCATTTAGAATTTTTCCATTTGAATTTAACAATCCCAATTCATTAAAAATTTTAAAAACCACGTCAGAATGGAGATATCCTTCGCAACAAATTAATGGACTTGAGATAACTGAAGATAATCAAATCAACTATTTAGATGTTTATATCAATACATTACAAGATTTTCAAGAACGAGCATATAACTATTTAATTGATAAAATGAAGAAAAAATACCCACAATTACAAGAAAAAAGAAATGGTATACAATACACTATGATGGATGGTCCATTGCAAATATTAAATTTTGCATACCCTCATTCTGATTTATCCAGAGGAGGTGTTGACGATGATATTTTAGAAAAAGATATTGAAAAACAACTTTATGGAAAAAGAGGGTTGCGTAGAGTAATGGACTACACAAAATCTACAAAGAGAGAATTCAAATATAAATCTACTACTTTAAAGAATTTTGGAAGAATTTTTAGTTCAGAGGGAGATGAACCCCCATTAAGAAAATATAGTGTAAAAATACATGAATTTATTAAAACAATAAAAAAAAGCGAAGGTATTTGTTTAATTTATTCTAATTTTATTGATGGAGGTTGTGTTCCTATTGCATTAGCATTAGAAGAAATGGGAATTTATAGATTAAATCAAGATAAATCATTATTTAAAGATAGACCAACCCCACCTTATAAAGTAAAAGGACATAGTGCCAAATATATAATGATTACTGGTGATAAAAAATTATCACCAAATAATAAACTTGAATTAAAGGCTGCAACAGATTCTCAAAATATTAATGGAGAGAAAGTTAAAGTCATTATTATTTCAAAAGCAGGATCTGAAGGTTTAGATTTTCAAAATATTAGACAAGTCCATATATTAGAACCATGGTATAATTTAAATAGAGCAGATCAAATTATAGGTAGGGGAGTAAGAAACAAAAGTCATTGCTTATTACCTTTTAATAAAAGAACGGTTGAAATATATCTGCATGCAAGTGAATTAAGAGATAACCCAATGGAAACCATTGATATGTATATGTATCGTATTGCCGAAAATAAATCTCTAAAAATTGGACAAGTTACACGATTATTAAAACAATATGCTGTAGATTGTTTATTAAATAAAAATCAACAAAATATGAATGCAAACAATATTCAAAAAAATATTACATTAATGTTATCTAATAATCAAAAAATAGATTATCATATTGGACATAAAGATAATAGTTTAATTTGTGATTTTATGGAATGCGAATACAAATGTAAACCAAATGATATGTATTCAGATGAAGCCACAAAAGAAACATATAATGAAAATTATATTGTTATGAATATTGAAAAAATATTAAATAAAATAAAATTATTATTCCGAGAACATTATATTTACGAAAAATCTGATTTAAAAAAAAGAATTACCATGATGAAACACTATTCAACAGAACAAATTAATATGGCTTTAGATATTCTTATAAACGACGATAATGAATTTTTAACAGATATGTTAGGAAGATCTGGACGATTAATCAATGTTGATAAATTTTACATGTTTCAGCCTCTTGAAATAGATTCATCTCGTCCAATAACAACATACCAACGCAGGCATCCTATTAGTTTTAAACATAAACAAATTGTTTTTAAAAAAAAAAATATAGAAAATAAACAACCTCTATCTTTAGAAATTAAAGTAAATAATGATATGGAATTGTTAACATTCAAGAATTCTTATTTAACTTTAGTAAATTCATCTGACGAAAGCAATAAGAAAGATTGGATAATATCTGCTAGAAATGCAATAGAAAATTTAATAAAATATAATAATTTACCTGAAGAAATTTTAGTTGAACTTGCGTTAGAACATGTATTTGATAGTTATAGTGCAAAGGATAAATTGTCTTTATTAAATGAAATAGAACTTTTGAAATTAAATAGAGATCACGAAAGTGTTATGAAAGAATTTAGTTCAGAATTTTTTACAATGTTTCAGAAAATTATAGATAAAATAAGTATTACGTATGAAGATACAACAGTTATAGGAGTTACTGATTATAGTAAAAAATTAATTAAACACCCATTAGGTATTGGGTTCTTTAAATTAGATACAAAAGTATCTCCAAATAGATGGACAGTTGATGTTAGTGGATTAGATAAAAAATTTGTAGATACACTTTTAACAAGATTTAAAGTAGACAATTCGCGAATTAATAATTTTATAGGATTTTTAACAAACTCGAAAAAGAAAATAGTATTTAAAATAAAATATATATCATCTAGTGAAAATAAAAGAACACAGTTTGGACAAAAACTTCCAACTAGTGGAGAAAACAAAAGAGTTACCATTCACAGAATGAATAATATTTTAAAAAATATAAAACCAGAGAAAAAATATGGGATGACCGAAGAAAAAACTAAAATAGAAACTATATATGGAGATAGTGATATAAGAAATATTAATGATATGGAACTTGCTGCAGAATTAGAATTAATATTAAAATATTTAGATTTAAATCAACATAATGATAAAAAATGGTTTTTTAACACTTTAGAAGATAAAATAAATAATGTAGAAAAAATTAAGATTTAAATTAAAATTGAAAATAAATAAAAATAAAGAATAAAATATATAATATATTAATGAGTAAATCTGTTAAAGAAAAATCTGTTAAAGAAAAATCTAAAAGAAAAAGTAAATCTATATATGTAAAAAATATGCTCACCCGTAAAATAATATTACCATTTACATCAGTAGGGGGAAATTTAAATTCTATATTAAAACAAAAATTAGAAGAAGAATTACATAATAAATGCTGCAGAGAAGGGTATATTAAAACAGATTCTATTATGATATGCTCGTACTCATCTGGTGTTATTCAAGAAAATAATGTCATCTTTGATGTTCTTTTTGAATGTCTAATTTGTTATCCGATTGAAGGACAAATTATTAAATGTAAAGTAGAAAATATAACTCGAGCGGGAATTAGAGCCATTTATTTTAAAGAAAAAAAATCACCCATTACTATATTTATCGCTAGAGATCACCACTATGATAATAAATACTTTTCAAATATAAAAGAAGAAGATATTATATTAATTAAAGTTATTGGTATTAGATTTGAACTAAATGATGCAACCATTTCTGTACTAGGTGAACTAAAACATCAAAAACAAAGAATAATCAAAATTAAAGTAGAGGAATAAATAAAATCCAAATAAGTTTTAGATTTATATAAACTTAAATAGTTTATATAAAAATTTAATAATGAACCCATCAAAACAAAAAAAATTAAAAAATAAAATAGAAAAACTACATCAAATACATCAAGTTAAGATTTTAGATATATTAATGTCTAACCAAATTAAGTATAGTGAGAATAGAAATGGTATTTTTTTAAATATGGACAATTTAAATGAAAAAACTATTTCTGAGATAGAAACAAATTTAGAATACTTTCGAAAACAAGAGAAGACCTTAAGTGATATAGAAACTATTAAACATGAGTTGAATAATGATTATTTTAAAAATGATAATAAAGAAACACCTGCATATATATCAAATGAGTTATAGTAATAATGCAAAAAAAATAAAAAATTTAGTTAATAATTTAAATAGATTTTGTTTTGATAGTAAAAATATACAAAAATTAGATTTACTATCAAAAATAGATGTACATACATCAAAAATAGATGTACATACATCAAAAAACCATAAAAATATAGATGAGGGAAAATCTACTCAAAAAAAAATGCATACAAAAGAATTTTTTATTCCGTCGCAGAACGATAACATTTTTTGGTGCTGGTATATATTTCAAAATGGTATCAAAGAATATAGTATTCTACACAATAAATATTTTATTATTGAAAAAAAAAGAAAAATAGATTGGGTACCATTATTAAGAGAAAATAAAGCCAGTATAAAACAGTTAAAATATAAATTATCAAGTTTAGAAAATAATTTAGTTAATGAGAAAAATATGCATATAAAAACATTAGAAACTATTTGTTTTTTAAATAATATTGATGTTTATATTGTTAAAAATAAAATGTTATACAAAAATGCACATGATAATAAAGATAGAATTATTTTAAAATATTATCCTGAAACAAAAAAATATGGTATTTTATTGGATACAGTTGATGTATTAAAAAAAATAAATACATATGAAGAAGAACTATATTTAGTGAATGATATTGAAAAACCATTGAAAGGTATATCTAGTTATAAGTTAAAAAATTTACAGGATATTGCAGAAAAAATAAATATTGAATTAAAAACAACAAATAATAATAAAAATAAAACAAAAAAACAACTTTATAGTGAAATACAAGAACAATTAGTTTAAAATTGAAATATATATAAAATATAATGTCATAAATTATATATATATGGAAAGACAAGATGAAATAACTCATCAAGATAAATTTAATCAATATTTAGATCTTTATATTTCAGATAAACGAAATAATCAAGACGAATTTGAGATTCGGTTTGGAACAAAATATTATAATCAAATCACAAAAATAGACTTTGAAAATATCATTTCAAAGATAAAATCATTAGGGTTTAAATCCGAGCATTTTGACGGAGAAACTTATTTAAATATACAAAATGAGTACGCAGATGCTAAATCTGGTAGAATGAAAATGTCTAATGTAAGAACTACTATTCCCGGATTACATAATATACAAAAATATTGCAAGGAAAATAATTTAAATCCTGAAAGTTTGCCCGCGGGTATAGAATTTTTACAAAAATTCTCAAAAAGAAAGGATGATCAAAATCTTAGACCCATCGATTTTCACGACTTCCATTTTAGGATAAACTATAAAACAGAACGTAAATTAAAAAATAATAAACCAGAAGTAATTTCTTTGTTACAAAATTGGAAAGATTCTAAAAAAGTTTTCAGATATATTAAAAGATATTCATTTACACATTCATATTTAAATTTATACCCATTTAAAATAGATTGCAGCATTGTTAAAACTTCTAAGAAAAAAAGAGATTACATATCTACATACAATATTGAAGAATCTAATGTTTTTAATAATCCAGAAAATTATGAAATAGAAATAGAATTAATTAATAGTCAGGCCAAATTTATTAATCCTTCTAGAGGTGATATAGAATTGAGTGAAAGAGAATTTCTTATGCAAAAAATAAGAAAAGGTATCAAGGTTGTTTTATCTGGTTGGCAACAAACAAATTTTCCCATATCTTATCGTGAAATACAACAAATGCAACAAGAATATTTATCTCTTATTCGCAAAGAAGGAAAAGAAGGAAAAAGCAAAAGTTACAACAATAGAGATAGAAAACGTATTAATAATAGAGATTTTATTGGTCCATCCTCTATTAGTCTTGAAACGCAAAATATCGTTCCATTACAAGAAGATGCTAATATACCAAATATTAACGGGCCTTATACAGTTACAGATAAAGCAGATGGAGCACGCAAACTTCTGTTTATTAATAAAAAGGGAAAGATTTACTTAATAGATACTAATATGAATATGCAATTTACAGGAAATATCACACAACACAATAAATATTTTAATTCAATATTAGACGGTGAACATGTTTTAAATGATAAACAAGGTGAATTTATTAATCTTTACCTTGGTTTTGATATTTATATGATTAATGGCAAGTATGTTAAACAATTTCCCTTTTATAAAACAAGCGATGAAGAAAAGGAAGACACGTTTAGACTTGAACTTATGTATAAATTTGTTAATGGTCTTGATAGCAAATGTGTTAGTAAATCTTATGCAACTCCTTTAATAATTAGAGAAAAGAAATTTTATTCAAATATAGATTCTGATATTTATTCAAAATGTAAAATTATCTTAGATGGGATAGAAGATGATTCAATGTTTAATTACGAAACAGATGGATTAATATTTACACCCGCGAATAAGAGTGTGGGGTCAAGTTCTAGTCATGAACTTACTTCATCGAGAAAAATGACGTGGAAATATTCTTTAAAATGGAAACCATCAATGTACAATACAATTGACTTTTTAATTACAACAGTAAAAGACGAATCTGGAAATGATACTGTAAAAAATTTGTTTCAAGATGGTATAAGTATGGATGCAACTAGTCAAATTCAGCAATATAAAACTATTATTTTACGTGTAGGATTTGATGAAAATAAACACGGTTTTATAAATCCATGTCAAGATGTTATTAATGAAAATTTTCCAGAATCAAATTACAGTGACGAAAGATCCAGTTATAAACCAATGCCATTTATCCCATATGATCCTAGTCCAAATTTTCCAATTTATAAATGCAACATTATGCTAGATAAACAAGGAAATTCAAAACATATGTTTACTGAAGATAAAAAACAAGTATTTGAAGATAATACTATTGTTGAATTTAAATTTAAAAAAACAAATGATAAATACTGGCAATGGGTTCCTATAAGAGTTAGATATGATAAAACAGAAGATTATCGCAGAGGAAATAGAAATTTTGGCAATGCTTATCATGTCGCCGAAAGTGTTTGGCGATCCATCCACAATCCTATTACAAAAAAAATGATTTCAACCGGTACAAATATACCTGATGTTGTTGATGAAAATGTTTATTACAACAGAACGAGTAAAAAAACATTTACCCGTGGATTACGAGATTTCCATAATAAATATATAAAACGCAAATTAATTGTAGATGTTAGCAAAAAAGGTGATACATTAATAGATATGACTGTTGGAAAAGGAGGAGATTTATCCAAATGGATTGATGCTCGCTTATCATTTATATTTGGCGTAGATATATCAAAAGATAATATTGAAAATCGCATTGACGGTGCTTGTGCCAGATATTTAAAGATGCAAAAAAAATACCATTCAATGCCTAGAGCATTATTTGCCAATGGTAATAGTAGTTTAAATCTATCATCAGGTGAAGCATTCTTTAATGAAAAAGGTAAACAAATTATAAATGCTCTCAATGGGATAGGTTCCAAAGACAAGGAAACCTTAGGAGCAGGTGTATATAGACAATTTGGAAAACACAGAGAAGGATTTGATATTGTATCTAATATGTTTTCCATCCATTATTTCTTTGAAAATCCTACTACATTTAACAATTTCTTGCAAAATGTATCCGAGAATTGTAAAGTAGGAGGATACTTTATTGGATGTTGTTATGATGGTAAAAGAATTTTTAAAAAATTACGACAAAAAAATGAAAATGAAAGCATATTTCTAATGAGTAAAGAAGATACAAAAATGTGGGATATTAAAAAATTATACAATAGCAATGAATTCAATGATGACGAATCATCCTTAGGATATAAGATTGATGTATATCAAGAATCTATTAATAAAACCTTCAGCGAATATTTAGTTAATTTTGATTATTTAACTCAAGCATTAGAAACATATGGATTTGTCCCTGCACCTATTAATGAAGTAAAACATATGGGATTTACAAAATCTGTTGGCAGTTTTAGTGATTTATTTACAAATATGCAAGAAGAATTGGAAAGAAAACAATTAAAAAAACATAATATAGGGAAAGCAACTATTATGACATCAAATGAAAAAACTATTTCGTACCTAAACAATTACTTTATTTATAAAAAAATACGAAATACAAACGCCAAAGAAATATCTAAAATGATGACTGGTAAATCACAAGCATCTAAAACGGATGAGGAAGAAAAGGAACAAGAAAAGAGCATGCCTGAGAAACGCCGTGTCAGAAAATATGCAAAAAAAATCGTTTTGCCTAGCAAGTAAATTATAATTTTTATAATAAATAAAATATATAATTTAAATATTTAAATTTGTTTCGCGGATTTTTTAAGTTTTTTTTACCCACCCAACTTTTCTTCCTTTCCATTCATATTCAAATGTATCTGTGTCGTATTTATCACTTTTTTTGTTATTATCTTCAGCCCACAAGGGTTGGTAATTTGTCCAGTGAAAACACATATATATTTCCTCTTCATTATTAAAATTAAAACTTGCACATGGTCTTCTATGGTCTAATTGCCACCCTCTACCATCTTCAGACTTTTTCCCCTGATTATCCCAACTCATTCCATCTGTAAATAGGTTTTCAATATAATTATAAAAATATTCTACTGTACAATTAAAATATTCCATAGATCTTTTATTTTTTGCCGCTCCGTGTGCTTTTAATGCTTGTTGTAATCTATGTCTCATATTGCCTAATAGTCTATATTGCGGTTCGTTATCCCTCCTTTCTTGTTTTCTGCGACGACAACATTTATTTATTTTCTCTTTATTGTCTTGGCGATATTGTTTCTGGTACTCACTTATTTTTTCTTTATTTTCTTCATAATATTGTTTTTTTTTTCGTTCTATTTTCTCTTTATTTTTTTCATAATATTGTTTTGTTCTTTTTTTTATTTTTTCTTTATTTTTTTCACGATAATGTTTCCGGTATTCATATATTTTTTCTTTATTTTTTTCATAATATTGTTTGTCGCTTTCTTTTTTTTTCCCCTTATTTTTTTCACGATATTTTTTGGCGCGTTCCACATGTTTTTCTTTATTTTCTTCATAATATTGTTTTGTTTTTTCTCTGATTTTCTCTTTATTTTTTTCATGATATTGTTTGTCTCTCTCTGAAATCTTTCCCTTATTTTTTTCATAATATTGTTTTGTTTTTTCTCTGATTTTCTCTTTATTTTTTTCATAATATTGTTTTCCACTTTTTTTTATTTTTTCTTTATTTTCTTCACGATAATGTTTCCGGTATTCTTCATTTCTTAATTTTTTTCCATTCCAAAATCTTAAACTATAATTCTTATTTTTTTCACTTAACCAATAATATTCATCTTTTATTCTGTTATTATCACCCTTTAATGTTTTCATATGCGGTCCATAATTCATCTTTAATAATAAATAAAAGATTTATTATTAAATCAATTTATAAATTCAAATTTAAACTTTGATCTCACAAGAATTGCCCAATTTATCAGGAACTAATGACTTAATTTCTTTGTAAGTTATCGTTTCTTTTTTTAATAATCTACGTGCAATACTTACAATATATGCCTTGTTATCTTCTAGTATTTTCATTGTTTGATTTTCAATATTATTGATCAATTCTTTACAATTATCCATAATATCAGTTGAAATATTTTCACCTATCACACCCATCGCATCTAAGTTAAGAGGTCCTATATCGTTATTCATTCCCCATCTAGTTGAATAATTTTTAACTAACATTGATATTTTTTCAATGTCATCACTTGCACCAGTTGAAACATTTTTATAAATGATTTTCTCTCCACAACGTCCTCCCAAAAGCACAGAAATTCTACACAAAACTTCTTCTTTCGTCATTAATTTTTTATTTGTCGCCTTCTGTTGACTGAACCCTAATGCAGACTCACCTCGAGGAATAATACTTACCTTTACAGGTTGTTCAGTATGTTTTAAAAGATATCCCATTAAACAATGACCTGCTTCATGATAAGATACTCTCTTTCTTTCTTCAGGTGTCATCATTCTTTCTCTTTTTTCTCTCCCGATAATAACTTCATCTATTGCTTTTTGTATGTCATTTTCTGTTAATTCCTTTGCTATATTATTATTTTGAATAGCATTAATCTTTGACTGATTTGCTATATTTGCAATATCAGCACCAGAAACCCCTGCTGTTCTATCTGATAAAACTTCAAATGATAGTTCTCCCGGTATTTTCATATCTTTAAAATAAAGTTTATACATTTCAATACGTTCATCTTTATTTGGTAAATCAAAATAAACTTTTTTATCAAATCTACCTGATCTAGTTAATGCAGAATCCAATATTTTAACTAAATTTGTAGCCGCAAATACTATAATATTTGTAGTTTCATCAAATCCATCCATTTCTACTAATAATTGATTAACTGTACTCGCTCTTTCTGAATTATTATCAAAACCTCTTTGTCTTCCTACTGCATCAATCTCGTCAATAAATATAATACATTCTTTTTCATTTTTTGCTTTTTTAAATAAACTTCTTACTCGTGATGCTCCAACTCCCACATATTTTTCTATAAATTCAGAACCGCTTGCAGTTATTAGAGGTATATCTAATTTTTTTGATATTGCTTTTATAAGCAGTGTTTTACCTGTACCGGGAGGACCAGCCAATAATATACCTTTGGGTAGTTTTACATCCCACTTTAAATATTTTTCTTTATTTTTAATAAAATCCATATAATATTCTATTTCAGCCTTAACACTTTTAAGACCTATTACTGCATCTAATGCATCTTCATTATTTTTATTTTTTTCATTATTTTTATTTTTTTCATTACTATGTACGACAGTCCAATTATGATTTCCACCATCTCGAGATTTTAAAATTAATAAAAAATATACAATAAATACTATAATACCTATATTCATACCCGGAGATGGGGCATTTACATTTGTTACATTTGTCATATTTGCATTTGTCATATTTGCATTTGTCATATTTGCATTTGTCATATTCTCCATAACAATGTTTGTTATGTTCTCTGTCATATTATATACCATATTTTCGTTTGCTATTGTACTACTATAATAATTTATCTTTATTATTGTATAAATAATATAAATACAATATAGTGTTATTTATTATGACATATTTTGTACTACCTTATTTAAATAATAATATAGAACCAAAAAATATAAAATTAAAGTTTACCAATAATAAAAAAAAATTAGAAATAATAAATCCTAGTTTAAAAAATTACTTAAATTATATAAAAAATTTAATTAGTCACTATTTATACGAATGGGATAAAGTTAAACGTTACACAAATACATATGAATTTATCCATACTTCTGTTCCAAAATATAATTTATCTATTTCTAAAATAAAACCAATTTCTCGTGCATTTTTTAAATTAACGGAAATATATAATACATTCGATATTTTTCATGGTATGCCTAACAAAATAAATACATTTCATTTGGCTGAAGGGCCAGGAGGATTTATAGAAGCAACCTCTTTTTTAAGAAAAAAAAATGTAAAAGATAATTATTATGGAATAACTTTAATGAATGATGATAAACATGTTCCAAATTGGAAGAAGATTGAAATTCTTTTAAAGAAGTTTCCAAATATTTCTATCATTTATGGAAAAGATGGAACTGGTGATCTGTATCATAATATAAATTTAGAAGATTGTTTTGATAAATATAAAAATTCTATGCATATTATTACTGCAGATGGCGGGTTTGACTTTTCTAGTAATTTTGATGATCAGGAAAACAGTGTATTTAGATTGCTTTTTACACAAGTTTCTTATGCATTAGCATTACAAAAAAAAGACGGACATTTTATATTGAAAATGTTTGATATATTTTATAAACATAGTTCCCAAATTATTTATTTACTTAGTTGTTTTTATAAAAAAGTAATTATTACCAAACCAAATACTAGTAGACAGGCAAATTCTGAAAAATATATAGTATGCAAGGGTTTTAAATTTAGCGATACAACAGAAATAACCAAAAAATTAATAAATGTATTAAAAATATTGGAAAATATAGATCTTACTAACTATTATATATCTGATATTATAAATTTACCTATACAAAAAATATATTTAGATACTATCATTGAAGCAAATTCTATTTTAGGAAATAACCAAATAGATAATATAAATTCAACTATTAAACTGATTAATACAAAAGATAAATCTGATAAACTTTATAATTTAAAGAATAGTAATATTAATAAATGTATAAAATGGTGTTCTAAAAATGGAATACCATATAATAAGATAGATAATAATAAAAATATATTTTTATCGAATTAAGTTTTATTCTAAAATTTTTACTATATTATTAATATATTATTAATATAAAATGAATCCAGATTTAACATATTTATATAATGTTGCAAAACAAGCACAAACAGAACTTATTGAAATAAACAAATTAATAAATCAAAATAAACCCAAAAAAAATAAAACATTTAAAAGAAAAAAAAATAGAAAAAATAAAAGTAAAAATAAAAATTCTACAAGAAAAAAATCGCGTTAAAAACTTTTAAGAAAAGTTTACAAAAAATAATAAATATTTAAAAAAATTAAAATATTTAGATATTGTATATGCCAAGAAGAGGTAGACGTAGGTCAAGATGTGTAAAAAAAAAAAGAAAAACCTGTAAGAGTCGCAGATATAAGAAACACTGTAAAATCACTCGTAAGGGGAAGAGATCTAAGTCCCACTGCCGTGCACGCCGGAACCGCACTCGTCGAATGCGTAGACGAAAACGATAAGCAGTCCACTTTATTTAGCACTATAAAGGTTTAAAATTTTAATATGAATTTCTATATAACTCATATTAAACTTTTGAAAAGTTTACAAAAATAATAACTAATATTTTTCATTAATAAGTGCGACAGTTACTTCTTCCTTTACATTTGTTGCTAATTTACCCTTAATGGTTTTGTTTATTTCTGGAAATGGAATACTTACTTTTATATCACAATCATCATCAATATATTGTTTGAATAGTTTCATTAAGTTTTGTATAGGTTCATATGTCATATTTAAATTATATTTATTCATTTGTTGCATAACATTTTTAACTTCTTCTTGTCGTTGTTCTTTAGTTCTATACTGAGTCACCTTTTTTTCTTTTTTTTCTTTTCTCTCTTTTCTCTTTTTTTTTCCCATCTTAAATTAACATTATAATTCATTTTTAATTTAATTAACAAAATAATTAACAAAATAATTAACCAAATTAATAAAGTATATTTGTATAATCAACAAATTTATTTTCAATATCACTATATGATGCACGTTGGTATCCCAAATTTACATTAAATCTATACCAATTATCTTTTTTTTGTAATTTTTTCCAATTTTGATCTATTGTCCATAAAGTTTTTTTCCTTTTTTTTCTTGTTTTATTTTTACTTCTTTTCTTTTTTTTTAAGGTTTTATTTTTCAAATTTCTTTTTGATTCTGTAAAACAATCAATTAAAGAATCATAGTAATCTTTTTTTATTAAATACCATGTACAACTTTGTGTAGAGGAACATTTCACCAAATTATTATCAATACTTGTTTTTGTTTCGTTTAAAAAAGAATAAAACCATCCAGATAAAATAATAACATCCCAATTAAATGTTATATCATTAATAATATCAAAATACTTATCTACTAATTCTTCTTTTATAATTAAATCATCTTCCGCTACAATGACTTTTTCTAGGTTTAATGTTTTGGCCAAATTCAATGCCTTTATATGAGATTCAGCAGCACCTAATGCACCATTGCCTTTTTTTATAGCATCTATTTTTTTAATGTTAAACTTATATTTTTTATTTTCCAATTTTTCAAATTCTTTTTCTATTTCTTCTTTTCTATCCGTGCGTTCTTTTAAATTTATATAAAATATATCATATTCCATTATATATATTATTTTTTTTTATTATATATTTTTTAACATATATAATAAAAAAATATTACAAATAGTAATATTTTATTAGATATTGGTATTATTTCAAAAAGCATGATTGAGAAATATAAGCAACAAAACAATTGCTTACTTTTTTTATAAAATGATAATCTAATTTTACAACCAAATCATCTATCATCATTGTATTATCTAAGTCATCAACATCCTTCATAAAATCTGCAAAACAACTATGAACTAGTCTATTAATATTACCATTCAACAATAAAGTTTTAAATTTATCCACAATTGTGCCATTCAACAGTGCTTTTTTTTCAGTATAATATTTGCACAAATTATAGTATATTAAATAAGGAAATACAAAACAAATACCATGACTATCTCCTCCTTGAAAGTTTGCCCCCCAATAGTTATAATATTTATTTTTTTGATATTGTATATTTTTATTATATTTTTTATTAAAATATTTTGTAAAAAGGTCCAAAAAGATAAAATCTATAACGTTATCATATTTAAGTACTTTACACCGTTTTTTTGTTTTAATAATATGAAATTCGTTATAATCTTTCATATCCAATCCATGCGAATTAACATAGAACAACTTATAAGAATCTTTCTCTGGGATAAAAATCATTGATGTACCATGAACAGACTCGTGTTCTTCACAACGCTCTGTATTATAATGGTAAATACAAAGGTTTATGAAAATTATTTTCTTTTTATTTATTTGTTCTAGTAAATAGTCACAAAACATATCATCCATTTGACTATTTCTAATTAGATATTGTATAGTAAAATTTTCAAACAATGATTCTAACCGTTTTTTATTTTTAAGATTAGGAATAATATCCATAAAATCAATAAACATTTCAGAATAGGATATCTTATTATTTATATAACTGGATGAAATGGATTTTTGCATGTTTTTTATAATTTTTAGTGTTTTTGTACGGTCAAATGAATTTGAATCAGCAAATCCTAATTTGTAAGCCTTGTGCAGTGTATAATTAATTTTATTTCTGTTTTTAATAAATTGGTGAAGTTCTTTCATAGTAAATGTTATGTGTTTAATACTTGTTAATAAATAAGTATTAAATTTAATCAATTTTATACTATTGATTTTGTTTGTGTTTTATATTGATAATCACCATAGATTAGTTTAGATTTGCAGAATCTACCTTAAAATCTATGTAAAATTGGTTTGTTCCAGCGATGCCATTACCCGATAAAAGGGGAGTTTCATTTATTTCAACATCCCATGTCATAGTTGAACTATTAAATCCATTGTAAGATACAACATTATATGTTGCAGCCGTTGCCTCTCCCACTGAAACTATAACTTGTCCTTTATTTCCTGATCCTGTTGTTCCGTCATATTTTTTACCTGCTAATACATAACCTATATCATTGTCAGGGTTTCCTGAATTATCTTGCCATGTAAAAGGCATACTAGAAAGTGTTCCTGTAGTCCAACGTGGACCAAGGAAACCCGAACCAGCGTATATAATATTCCACGGTTCTATTTTAATAATATTAGTAAACCCCGATGAATTGTCTATATTTGCTATAGGAAGTAATACTCCAGTTAAGGTATTTGTATAAAGTTGAGCATAAGTAATACTAGATGCGGATATTTCAGGCTCTGGTTCTGGTTCTGGTTCTGGAGGAGGTACCGCTTCATTAGATCTTAATCTTAAATCTATTTTAATATTATGCAATGCTTCTTGAGAAAGATCAAAAATTTGTAATGTTTTGTGTTCAACCATATTTGTTACAAAATAATCATAATTAGGAGACACTGTTAAATCTTTACGTTTTTCAAATCTAAACTCACCTAAACTAGTATAATTTGCTATAGTATGTGTATGAACAGCATTATCACTTATATTAGTTCTTTCATAAGATACAGTACCTGCATATATTTTCATCCAAATTACTGCATTATCATATGTATTTAAGAAATTTAAAATATTATTCTTAAGTGCTGTATTATAACCTAAAACTCTAGTTGTTGGCGAAGTTCCTGCAGGTGGTGTTACAGTAGGACTAGTTCCCCAATCATTCCATGAATCTGGTAAATCAAATGAATAAGTTCCAGATGCTGATGAACCACTTCTATTAATTCTAATATTTTCTGATTGTGGGTAATTTACCTGATATGTAACATCTTCTCCAGTGTACGCTTTAAGACTTGAAGTACCGGTCCATGTTCTGGTCACAGATGACGTAATAGGATTTAAAGTAGAAAGAAGTGTAGGTTCAGGACTTGGTTCTGGTTCTGGAACAGGCTCTGGTTCTGGAACAGGCTCTGGTTCTGGCTCCGGAACAACTGACAGTGGTAGATAAATTTCAATACTACATCCTGATACTTTAAAAATCGATGAGCCATCTAACAATCCCAAATTTGTTTTAATTCCAAAATAATTACCTGTATTAGCATTTGCACCAATACCTGTTCCAGTATTAGCATTAAATGCTGTAATTGCTTGCATTTTATTTATATGAGGATATGTTGTTGTAGTTCTAGAAGAATCCTCAAATGCACCACCTACTATTTTAATTTGAACACCACCCGGTCCTCTTTCATTTAAGATATCATAAAGTGCCTTTCCCCTTGTATTTGTTGCAGTTGTACGATGATAATACATAATAGATGACCAATCTCCCGAGGTAATATAATCAGCGAATATATTTGTTATAGTTTTAAATAAAGTTAAGGGTTCAGGTTCTGGTTCTGGTTCCGGCTCCGGCTCCGGTTCTGGCTCTGGTTCTGGCTCTGGTTGTGGTTGTTCTGGCTCTGGCTCTGGCTCTGGCATAGGCTCTGGCTCTGGTTCTGGCTCTGGCATAGGCTCTGGCTCCGGCTCTGGTTCTGGTTCTGATTGTTTTGGAATTAAAATTCTCAAACCATCGCTCATCAGCCAATTATACGTCGATGCATCAGTGGCGTCCGTTGTATAAACTTTAAGAGTTCCATTCTGCAATAATTGCATCTCTATTTTATCAATATCTGGTAGATCATCAGATATCATAC